GAGTGACGTTAGCACAGACACAATTACAGATTGCACAGTCAAATCCACAATTACACAACATTCGTGAAGCATATCGTAGAGTTTATGAAGCGTTAGGCACGAAACAAATAGATACATTGCTGAAACCAGAGAGACTACCCACGCCTCTCGACCCAGCAATAGAAAATGCAGAAGCTTTACGTATGGAAATACCAAAAGCATACCCAGAACAGAACCACGATGCACATATCATGGCACATAGTGCTTTTATTAAAAGTAGAATGGTACAAATTAATCCTATGGTGTATGCATTATTACAAGCTCATATATCAGAGCACTTATCGTTTAAGGCAAGAGCTTTAATTTTGCAAGAGTTGATGGCTAATCCACAAACTTTAGAGTTACAAAAAACAAAACCACAAGATTTTTTAACATTAACAGAATCTTTAGTAGCTGATAAGGTCGCACAACTCACGATGGAGTTACAATCTTTAGAAGGATCAGAACAAAAGAAAGATCCATTAGTAGAACTTAAACAACAAGAGATGGATTTACGAGCTTTAGATATGCAACGTAAAATTCAAGAACATATAGACAAAGAAGAAAGAGCTATGGGTGAGTTTAATGAAAAGATGGATCTAGAAAGAATGAAACGAGAGGATGCAGAAGAGGCCTCTGAAGAGAGAATACGAATAGCAGAAGAAAAGATTAATGTAGCAAGGGAAAAAACAAATGCCCAAAAGTAGAAAGCAACCCTCAATAGATGAGATCATTTATGGTAAAGGATATATTATTGAAGAGGGTTACAATCCTTTAAAAAAGAAAAAAATTAAAATTTTTAGAACATCACCAGAGCAAAAAAAAGAATTTTTAATTAAACAAAAAAATATACAAAGAGCAAAGAAAGGTAAAAAAATAGAAAAACCTTCAAACCCATCTGTAGCAAATAAAGTTGTAGATGAAATAGTAAAAAGCAAAAAATACTCTTATGTAAAAAGAGCTATGAATCCAAAATCTCCTACTATTGATAATCAGACTATAAGAACAATGGGAGCTGATGGTAAATTATTTCCTACAATTAGAAGAGATAAAAGAGGAAGATTAAGAAAATACGATAGTAAAGTAGCAAGAAAAATGTCTGAAATGAGAGGAGATGCAATTCCAGTGACAGACATAGCTCCTACTTATGTAAGTACAAAAGATGTTTCTATGGCCTTATCTGATAGAGTAGCTAAGGCTAGAGGAATGAAAAAAGGATCATCAATAAATAGTGGTTGCCCTTATCGTGAAAACGGTGTAAAAAGTGATATTAAAGGAATTAGCGATATTCAAATTAAAGGCAAAAAATTTATTGGTGTTAAGTGATAGCTGGTGATTCTACAGAATACGAATTTATCTCAGAAGAAATAGCAAAGTTGGAGTTACCTCCTGTGGTGTTAACCTGTGAGATTGGTTTACGCAGAGGTCTAGGATCTAAAACTATCATGGATGCAGTTATTGCAAAAGGCACAGAACACTATAGACATTTAGCTGTAGATCCATATGGTAATTTAAATTATCAGCATTATGATGATAAGCCTCCATACACAGCAGATTACACAGATAATATGAAAGTAGAAACTTTATATGACTTAGTAAAATATAAAGAGTTTGCTTTCTTTGAGTTTCCTGACACATATTTTTTTGAAACAATGAAAAACGGATATCCCATAAGTATTGATGGACAAATGTATATGAAAGATGCTTATACTGTGGTACACCTAGATGGGCCTCATACTACTAATGCAGTAAATCATGAAATTAATTTTTTTATGAGACAAATGGAAGATGAAAGTTTAATTATATTAGATGATTATAAAACTTATAATACAAAGACAGTAGATTGGTCTTTAGAAAAGATAGGATTTAAAAGAGTAAAAGAAGGAGATAGAAAATTAATTTATAAAAGGAGTAAAGGATGGCATTAACTGCATTAATAGGACCAGCGACCAAATTAATTGGTAAATTTGTTAAAGACAAAGATTTACAACAGAAGTTAAGTCACGATATAGCCACTATGGCAGAAAAACATGCTCAGCAACTTGCCCTCCAACAAATAGAAGTAAACAAAGCAGAAGCTAAAGGCAACTGGTTTCAATCATCGTGGCGACCCCTAATTGGTTGGATTTGCGGACTATCGCTTGCTATTAACTATATGGTTTCACCGATTATGGCAGGCTTTGGAATAGACATACCACAAGCTGACATGACGGTCATGATGCCGCTTTTATTCGGCATGCTAGGAATTTCAGGATTGAGAAGTTTTGACAAGTACAAAAAAACGGATACAAAAAAATGATAAAAAGAATACATATCAATCAACATAAAATTAGAAGTAACAAAAAAAATAATAAAGAAGAACAAGTAATAACTGTAAAAACTTCTAAGAACAATTATTATGCTGATGAAGTAGAAGTAAAAGGTTCTTGCAAAGTTATTTACAAACCTAACAAACCCTTATCTTGTGGTGCAAGAGTATGGATTGAAACTTCAGATGAAGTAATAATGAAGGATCATGATTTGATTACTAAAATTTTGTAATGCCTAAAAAAATAAAACATTTTGCAAAGATAGAAACCAAAAGAATTAGAAGAAGGTTTAAACCAAAAGCAATAAGACATAGAAAAAAATTAGGACCTAAAAGCCATTTACGTATTGCTAGCTAAGGATAAAAAAAATGTATGATATAGACACAATCAGTGCCATTAATGATCTAATAAAAAAAGAAATAGAAGTAGTAAAAGAAAATATCATATACAGTATAGACACACAAGAAGGTTTGCAATATGCTAGAGGTAAGATCAATGCGTTAGAAACATTGCTACAGGAATTAAAAAACCTGCGAAATAGAGAGGACTTATGAAACTTATCACGCCTAAAAAGTACAAAACATCTGAACAACAGATGCACGTTCCCAAAGGCAAGGAACAAACAGAAGAATATTTAGATTTAATACCCAACCCAGTAGGATACAGATTATTAGTAAGGCCTTGGTCAGGACAGAAAAAAACTGACGGAGGTATTATCTTATCTGATCAAACAAAAGAAACTATTGAGATGACGACTGTTGTAGGTTTAGTTATCAAAATGGGAGACCTATGTTACAAAGACAAAGATAGATTTCCAAATGGACCTTGGTGTAAGGAAGGACAATTTGTAATATATGGTCGTTATTCAGGAGCACGTTTTAAAACTAAATATGGCGAACATAGAATTTTAAACGATGATGAAATTATTGGAACAATTAAAAAACCAGAGGACATCCTCGCACTATTTTAAGGAGATAGTATGTCACAAGAACAATTAAAATTTAATAGAGAATCAGATCCTATATCAGTAGGAGAAGATGCACATGAAGAAAAAGAGTTAAATGTGGAACCAAAAAAAGAAGAAGAAAAGGTAGAACTGGAACAAGTAGATTTAGGGTATACAGATCCTAACAAAAAAGAAACAGAAGCTAAAGTAGTAGACGAAAAAAAAGCAGAAGATAAACCTGCAAATCTAAATGAGATATCTACTAGTGTACAAAGAAGAATAGACCAACTGACTAAAAGATACAGAGAAGCAGAGAGAAGAGAAAAAGCTGCTCTAGATTATGCGAGAGGTATACAAGATAAATACAAAAAAGCAGAAACTACTTTAAACACTGTAGATGATAATTATTTAAAAGAATTTGATGCACGAGTAGATGCACAAAGAGAACAAGTTAAAAGTAATTTAAAAGCAGCTATTGAAAATAATGATGCTGATAAAATTACAGAGGCTAATGATTTATTAGCTAAGTTGTCTGTAGAAAAAGAAAAAGCTAGAATTTTACAAGACAACAAGAAAAAAGAAACTAGTGCAGAAACACAAACGCAAACACAGCCGCAGACAGCACAAGCAAATCAACCTCAGCAGACTACACCAAGAAAAGAGCCTTCTGAGAAAGCTGTAGGGTGGGCAGAAAAAAATGCTTGGTTTGGAAAAGATAAAGTGCTTACAAATGCAGCTTATGGTATACATGAAGATTTAGTCGCACAAGGGTTTGACCCAGAGAGTGATGACTATTATAATGAAATAGATTTCAAGATGAGGGAATATTTCCCTAGTAGATTTGAAAAAGAAAAACGACCCACACAAACGGTGGCTTCGGCTGGTAGAAAACAAGAGGGTCGCAGAACTGTGAAACTCACTCGATCACAGGTAGCAATAGCTAAAAAGTTGGGAGTGCCTTTGGAAGAATATGCCAAATTTGTTAAATAGGAGTCATTATGGACAAACTTAATAGAAACTCACGAACTTCCACAGTGAGAGAGACCAGAAAAAAACAGTGGATGCCACCATCAAGTCTGGATGCACCCCCTGCTCCAAAAGGGTTTAAACATCGTTGGATTAGAACCGAAACTATGGGTCAAGATGATACTGGAAATGTATCTAAGAAACTTAGAGAAGGTTGGGAATTTGTAAGAGCTGAAGAGATTAAAAGTCAAATTGGTGAACATGATTATCCAATAATTAGCGATGGAAAATATCAGGGGTTGATAGGAGTTGGTGGACTCGTGTTGGCGAGGATACCTGAAGAAATAATTGATCAACGCAGTAATTATTACAAAAATAAAACTAAAGGTCAGATTGAAGCAGTTGACAATGATGTTCTGAGGGAACAACGACCTGAGATGCCTATAAATATTGATAGACAATCTCGTGTAACTTTTGGTGGTGGTCGTAAGTCCTAGATTTAAGACAACTACCGTATTTGTTTAATAGCCTATTATTTTTACAAGGAGGTAAAACATGGCAAACGTAAGTGAAAAATTTGGTCTTAGACCTTATAAAACACTTGGGGGTCATTCATGGAACAACCAACAGAATAGGTACACTATATCAGCAAACTACGGTACAGCTATTTTCCAAGGTGATTTAGTTATACCTGCAACTGATGGTGACATTGAAAGACACACAGCTGGAAACGCAACTCCAATTATTGGTGTTTTCAATGGATGTTTCTATACTGATCCAACAACCAAGAAACCAACATTTAGCAATCATTATCCTGGTAGTATTAACGCTAGTGATATTGTAGCTAATGTTATAGACGATCCACAAACTTTATTTTTAATTGATGCCGATGCAGCATTTACTAGAGCAGGTTTGTTTACAAATTATTCTGTGACAAACGTGACTGGTAATACTGACACTGGTATCTCTAAAGTACAGTTAGATGTATCCGAGGTGAGCACATCATTTAGCTTCGCATTACAAGCAGTAGATATTTGTCAAGATCCAAATAACGAAGATACTGGTAATGCAAACGCTAATGTAATTGTTCGTATTAATAATCACTTCTTTCAGCGAAATAATGCCGCTGATACTGGCGTATAAGGGGGTAAATTATGGCAATATCTAGAAGTCAACTAGTCAAAGAATTAGAGCCAGGTTTAAATGCTCTCTTTGGTCTAGAATATAATAAGTATGAAAACGAACATGCAGAAATTTTCACAAGTGAAGCATCAGACAGAGCTTTTGAAGAAGAAGTAATGTTATCAGGTTTCGGTTCTGCTCCAGTAAAACAAGAGGGTGCAAACGTCACATTTGACCAAGCAACTGAATCTTTTACTGCGAGGTATACACACGAAACTATCGCAATGGCATTTGCTATCACAGAAGAAGCTATTGAAGATAATCTGTATGATAGGTTAGCAGCAAGATACACAAGAGCATTAGCTAGAAGTATGGCTAATACTAAACAAGTAAAAGCAGCTAATATTTTAAACAACGCATTTGATCCAAACTTTACTGGTGGCGATGGTAAACCTCTATGTGATTTAGAGCACCCATTAGCTAATGGTGGAGTTCTCAAAAATGAGTTAACAACAGCAGCTGATTTAAGCGAAACATCATTAGAGCAGTCTATGATTGACATAGCAGCTTTTATTGATGAGAGAGGTTTAAAGATTGCTCTACAAGGTGTGAAGTTGATAATTCCAAAAGAGTTACAATTTACTGCTGAGAGAATTTTAAAGTCTCCACAAAGAGTCGGCACAGCAGATAATGATATAAACGCTATGGCTTCAATGGGCATGATACCACAAGGTTATAGAGTTAATCATTATTTAACTGATATTGATGCTTTCTTCATTATGACTGATGCTCCTAACGGATTAAAACAATTTGTTAGAAGTCCAATCAAGACAGCTATTGAAGGTGACTTTGATACTGGTAATGTAAGATTTAAAGCAAGAGAGAGATATTCATTTGGATTCTCCGATCCTAGAGGTATTTTTGGCTCACCTGGTGCAGCTTAAAAATCTTCTATAATAAACTAAAGAAAGGGGTCTTACATAGATCCCTTTTTTTATGTATACTGTAATTACCAAGATTAATAATGGATATAGACTGGCTTGGCAGATACCCTAGAAAACTATATCTACAACTAGGAGAAAATTATGGGAACTACAACTTTTTCAGGTCCAGTCAGATCAGAGAATGGATTTCAAACTATAACAAAAAACGCATCCACTGGTGCAATTACTGTTACAAGTGGAGATAAAATGGCAGTTGAGGCTACTGGAGGTGCTGGTATTGAAGGCACAGCATCAGTTTATGTCACTCAAGTAAATAGACTTAAAAGTGACGTAACTACCAATGTTAATATTGTTAAAACAACTATTATGATTGATTTAACTGGTCTTAAAGATGGTGGAACTGCTGGTGACATTATAGGTAAAGATGGAGCTGGTGTTGCTTTTATTGGTCAAGTAACAACTGCTAACCAAGGCACTGTTTTTGGCGTAACAATGACATGTCTTGAAACACCTGCTGGTGGAAGTACAGATATTGATCTGTTTTCAGCAACTGAAGGCACTGGTGTTAATGACACTGCAATCGGTGATTTAACAGAAACTCAAATTATAAACGCTGGTGCAGCATCAGCTGGTACTGTGGTTGCTGGTGGGGATATTGCAGCAGATCAGTTTTTGTATTTAGTTAGTCAGGGCACAGGTGATGCAACTTACACAGCTGGGCGTTTCTTAATTGAAATTACTGGTTTTGACGCAGCTAGTTAATAGGAGAATATTATGAACTCAGATATAGGAGCAAAAACTTTAACTAGCACTGGAACTATTCAGTCTGGTCGTACAAGATTGCTATCTATTTATTATGTGGGTCATAGTTCGGCTGGAAGTTTAACTTTCAAAGATGGTGGAGCAACTGGTACACAAAAACTTGTGATAGCAACTCCTGCTGGAAGTGCAGCTGATCAATATCAAGTGGATATGCCTTTAGATGGTATAGTTTTTAAAACTGATATGCACTTGACTATTAGCAATGTAACCTCTGTTACAGTTTTTGTAACACCGATTACTGCTGATACTGATAATGGATAGTTATACAGAAGAATTACTTGGATTAAAGCGAGGTGGTATGCCGCCTCGTTCCAAGAAGTATTTTAGATCTACCAAATCTGGTGCAGGTATGACCAAAGCAGGTGTAGCTAGATACAGAAGAGAAAACCCTGGATCAAAACTTAAAACAGCAGTAACAAAAAAAAAGAATTTAACAAAAAAAGAAAAAGCTAGAAGAAAATCATTTTGTGCAAGAAGTGCTGGACAAATGAAAAAATTTCCAAAAGCTGCTAAAGATCCTAATTCTAGATTAAGACAAGCTAGACGTAGATGGAGATGTTAAATGAAATTATCCGAAAATTTTAGTCTTCACGAGTTCACTAGATCTCAAATTGCAACTAGAAATAATATAGATAATACACCTAATGAAAAACAAATTTTTAATTTAAGAAATTTATGTGTGCACATTTTACAACCTGTAAGAGATTATTTTATGAAACCTATGATTATTAGTTCTGGATTCAGGTGTGCAGAACTAAATCAAAAGCTGGGTTCAAGTATTAAGTCACAACATGTGCAAGGTCAAGCGGCAGATATCGAGGTATTAGAAGTTGGTAATTTAGAACTTAGTGATTGGATTCACGCTAATTTAAAATACGATCAATTAATATTAGAGTTTCATAATCCAGAAAAAGATCCACATTCTGGTTGGGTACATGTATCTTACAGTACAGATGAAAATAGATATGAGTATCTGGAGGCATACAAAAATGAAGAAGGTAAAACGAGGTATAAATTAAAGTAAATGGCAATAAGTAGATCACAGATGAGGCAACAAATATCTAAACCTCCACAGAAAAAAAAATTCAACAAGAAGAAAAGAGTTAGGATAATTCAAGGCAACAAAGGAAAATCAAAGAGCAAGATATTTACACGTTAATAAGAGTGCAGTATAATAAAACAAGGAGATATATATGACAAAATTATGCCCAAGAGGAAAAGCAGCAGCTAAAAGAAAATTTAAAGTTTATCCAAGTGCCTATGCAAATGCCTATGCTTCAAAAATATGTGCTGGTAAAATAAAAGACCCCAGTGGTGTAAAAAGAAAAGATTTTAAAGGACCAAAACCAGCATCAAAAGGTACTATGGTAGATACTTTTGAGGGTCATGAAGTACAAGGAGGTTCTATACAAGGCGATTATGGAACTAATAGTAGTATGCAAGGTTATTACAAAGACTTGTTATAATTATGTCCTCTGGTTTAAAAAAATGGTTTGCTCAAAAATGGGTGGATATAGGAAGTAAAGATAAAGATGGTAAGTTTAAACCTTGTGGAAGAAGTAAACAAAAAGCAGATGCAAAAAGAAAGTACCCTAAGTGTGTGCCTTTAGCTAAAGCTAGAAGAATGACAGAGGGTCAAAGAAAAAGTGCTGTAAAAAGAAAAAGAGCAAAAGCTCAAGGAGTGGGAGGTAAACCTACTAATGTTAAAACTTTTGCAGTCAAAGGTGGATTAGCAGATTATTATAAAGGAGTTATATAATGACAGAAAAAAAAAGATTAATACAAGATGTTTTAGGTGGTTTAAAAGTTCCTAAAAAACAAACTAGGCAACAAAAGAAAAGTATGAAAAGATCAGAAAAAAATATCAAAAAAAACTTGTATGATGATGTTTTAAAACCTCTTAAAAATAGTGGTGGTGGTCTTACTGAAGGCATCAAATCAGTAAAAGCCAGTGAGAAACAAGCAGCTCCTTCCAAAAAAGCTAGTGAGATGCAAGCAGCTCCTTCTACAAAAGCAAGTAAAAAACAGTACAGAGGTGTTACTAAAAAACCTTTAGCTGATTTTAAAAGCAAGATGAGTAAAAAATCTGTTACGAAAAAATTAACTGGTGGACAAGCAAAACTAGATAAAAATAAAAATGATAAAATAGATGCAGAAGATTTTAAATTACTTAGAGAAGGTATGGCATTAGGTGGCAGTATGACAAGACAAATGACACAAGATATGATTGCTAGAGCTTTTCCAAAAGTCAAAGGACAAAAACAAAAAGAACAAGAAATGTATTTGAGAGAAAAAGCTAAATACGATAAACCACAAAATATGAGAGGTGGTGGTATAGCTATCAAAGGAACTAAATTTAAGGGTGTATTTTAGGATAAATTATGGCTACTTCTGGAACAACAGCATTTGATTTAGATATAGATGATATCATTGAAGAAGCTTATGAGAGATGTGGTGTTAGAACTAATTCTGGTAAAGATTTAAAATCTGCTAGAAGAAGTTTAAATATCATGCTATCGGAGTGGGGTAATAGAGGTGTGCATTTATGGAAAGTAGAATTAAAAGAACAATTACTATCTGCTGGAACTCAAACTTATACAGCTCCTACAAACGCTAACGATGTTTTAGAGGCTTATATTAGTACAACAACTGGTACTACTTCATCAACTAATGATGTGTCTTTAACAAAAATAAGTAGAAGTGAATATGCTGCTTTGCCTAATAAAGGTTCACAAGGACAACCTAGCCAGTATTATGTAGATAGACAAACTATTCCTACTATAACTTTATATCAAACTCCAGATGCAACAACCTATACGTATTTAAAATACTATTATTTAAAAAGAATAGAAGATGCTGGAGCTTATACAAATCAAGCAGATGTAGTTTTTAGATTTATACCATGTATGGTATCTGGTCTTGCTTACTATTTGAGTATGAAAAAAAATCCTCAACTGGTGCAACAAAATAAATTATTGTACGAGGATGAATTACAGAGAGCTTTAACTGAGGATGGACAAAGAACTTCGGTGTATATAACACCACAAAGTTATTTTCCACAAGGATAGATATGCCATACGCAAAAGGAAAAAAATCACAAGCAATATCTGATAGGTCTGGAATGGCTTTTCCTTACACTGAAATGGTTAAAGAGTGGAATGGATCTTTTGTGCATCGTTCTGAGTTTGAAGCAAAACATCCACAAATAAAAAGAAAACATATTAAGGCAGATGCTATAGCATTAGCAAACGCAAGACCTAGACCAAAAGACGACAACAAAGATTTTTTATTATATATTAGCAATGGTTTTTTTGCTAATCAGGGAGATAGTGGAATAACTGGAGGTGCAAGTATGAGAGTTACAGATAGTGATAAAATTTTGGGTACGAAACTTACATCAGTGGAAGCAACTACATCTATAGGCACTAATTTTAGTGTGGTGATAACATGAGTATTACACACGCAAATTTTTTAACTCAAGTAAGAAATTACACAGAAGTAGATTCTAATGTTCTAAGCGATACTTTATTAGATCAATTTGTTAGAAATACAGAATTAGATATTGCTAACAAAGTAGATTATGATGACATTAGAAAATACGTTACTGGTTCTACAGGTACACAAAAATATTTGAATGTTCCAGATGACTGTATCGTAGTTCGTTCTATACAAGTGATTAGTAGTAGTACAAGAGATTTTTTAGAAAAAAGAGATACCTCTTTTATAGCCGAGTTTAATCCTACAGATGCAACTGGTTTACCGAAATATTTTGCTAATTGGGATGATAAAAATATTTTGTTTGCACCTATACCAGATCAAAATTACGATGTTCAATTAAATTATATAAGAGATCCAGAACATTTTAATTCTACAACGGATACTTTTTTATCTAAACATCAAGAATCTTTATTATTACATGGTGTATTAACTGAGTGTTTTAGTTATTTAAAAGGCCCAGTTGATATGTACAACTTATACAAAACCAAGTATAATGAAGAAATACAAGATTTTGCGTTGCAACAAATGGGTAGAAGAAGAAGAGGAGAGTATGATGATGGGGTACCAAGAATACAAGTCGCTTCTCCTTCACCATAAAATAAAAAAGGAGAAAAAATATGGCAATAACAACTAGCGTAGTGTGTAATGTGTTTAAAACAGACGTGTTAAAAGCAGTGCATAATTTTACTGCTGCACCAACTGGTAACACTTTTAAATTAAGTATGTACACATCAAGTGCAACTCTTGGTAAGTCAACAACATCTTACACATCTGATAATGAAGTAAGTTCACCTTCTGGATATACAGCTACTGGTAAAAATTTAGTTTCCTCTACTCCAGTTTTAAGCACAGACACTGCTGTATGTGATTTTGCAGATTTATCTTTTATAGGTGTTACTCTTACAGCAAGAGGTGCTTTAATCTATAACGATTCAGCTTCTGGTGATCCAGCAGTTGCAGTTTTAGATTTTGGTGGAGATAAAACAGCTACTTCAGGCACATTTACAATACAGTTTCCTACTGCTAATGCTTCAGATGCTATTATAAGAATAGCTTAGTAATAGGAGATTTGTTCAGTGACTACTAGAACATTTACAGTTACAGTAGTAAATGTTAGTGGTAATAATAAGTATTTCATTGATGGAGTACAACAAGCTACTCTCAATCTAGCAGAGGCAGGTACTTATGTATTCAATTGGTCTGACAGCTCAGCAATAAATCATCCACTAAGGTTTTCTACAACTTCTGATGGCACACATGGTGGAGGATCAGAGTACACTACAGGTGTCACTAAAAATGATGGTGCTTACACTACAACAATCACAGTAGCGATAGGTGCTCCAACTTTATACTATTATTGCCAATATCACCCAAATATGGGTGGTCAAGCAAATACAGTATCTGCGACATCATGGGGTATGTTGTCTTGGAATACTGGTGCTTGGGGTAATCAAGCTGATTTAACATTCAGTGTAACTGGTGTTAGTGCTACTACATCAATTGGTTCTGTTGTTGCTGATGGTGTTATAAATACTGGATGGGGTAGAGTAGCATGGGGTGAATTTGGTTGGGGTATAGGAGGTCAGGTTGTTGCCTCTGGGGTAGCTACCACTTCAGCAGTTGGTAGCGTCTCACAAACTATTACAGCAGATTTAAATGTAACAGGAGTATCTTTAACAAGTTCAGTTGGCTCCGTATCTGTAGAAGTAGCACTAGATGTAACAGCACCAGATGTTAGTCTTACAAGTTCAGTTGGCTCTGTAGTAGTAACTCACACTGGTTTAGTCGCACCTACTGGTTTAGTAGCTACAACCAGTTTAGGAACTGCAAGTGTAGATGAAAGATTTTTAGTAGGCTCTGGTTGGGGTAGATTAAGTTGGGGTAACCAAGCATGGGGTGTGGTATATGGTGTAATACCTAGTGGATTAAGTATTAACTCTTCTGTTGGCACTTCTACAATAACAGGCGATTGTAATATATCAGTTACTGGTGTATCAGTTACAAGCACAGTGGGAGCTGTAGCAGGCGTATCAACAGATATTTTAATTACACAAACTGGATTAGGATTAACCAGTTCAATAGGTACTTCTACTGTAGAAATAACTTTTGGTGCAGTAGTAACAGGTGTTTCTGCAACATCAGCAGTAGGTTCTGTAATAGTTGCACCTAAAATAGAAGTGCCAGTTACTAACTCTACCTTAACATCTTCTATTGGCACAGTTACTTTTACTATAACAGGTTCTACTTCAGTTACTGGAGTAGCTTCAACGTTCTCTGTAGGATCAATAGTTCCAGAGTCCATTTACTCTGTCACTGGTGTTGTGGCAACATCAGCTGCTGGTACTCCTACTGAAGTTACAGGTGAAGGAATTATAGATAATGTTACTGGGGTAGTGTTGACTGCTTCAACTTCTGCTTCTATAATAGTGGTGTGGTCAGAAATAGATACTGGCACACCAATAACTTGGACTGAGATTACAACAGCAGCATAAAGGAACAAAAATATGGCATCTTCATACTCATCAGATCTAAAACTAGAACTCATGGCAACTGGTGAAAACGCTGGTACATGGGGTGATAAAACAAATACAAATTTAAATTTAGTACAACAAGCAATAGGTGGTTTTGAACAAGTAACAGTTGGTGATGGAGCAACAGTGGCTCTAGCTATGTCAGACGGTGCAATCTCTAATGCTAGAAATATGGTTATAAAAATAGCTACAGTAACTTTATCTGGAGCAACTGTTTTAACAGTGCCAAATAGCATAGAAAAAATGTATATATTTGACTGTACTGCTGTGACTAATCCTACAAACTTAACAATTAAAACAGCAAGTGGGTCTGGCTTCTCTCCAGATCAAGCAAAAATTTATTTTGCATACGCAGATGGAACAAACATAGTAGAGGTATCTTTAGATACTTTGGGTGGTGCGATTGGTTCTGATAGTTTACCAACTGTGCCTATAGCTAAAGGTGGTACAGGTGCAACAAGTTTAGCATCTGCAAACATAGCGGTATTAAATGCAACTAATAATTTTGCAGACAATATATTACAAAGAGCAAAACTTAAAGATACAGCAGAAGTAGCAGTAGCTTTAGGTGATTTAGGTGGTGGAACAGATGATATAGATTTATCAACAGGTAATGTCTTTACTGCAACAGTATCAACAGGAACACAAACTTTCACTTTTTCAAACCCTAGTCCAAGTGGTAACGCTTGTACTTTTATGTTGATACTAACTAATGGTGGATCACAAACAGTAAACTTTCCAAGTTCTGTAGATTTTCCTGGTGGTTCTGCTCCAACTTTAACAGCAGCAGGAGTAGACATTTTGATGTTTACCACAGTAGATGCTGGTACAACATTTCATGGTATTTTAGCAAGTTCGGATAGTAAGTAATGGGAACATCTATTGGATCAGGAAAGTTTGGTTTCAAGCAAGCAGGTGGTGGTAAAGTAGGAACTTATTTTGGAGATGGTTCAGATGGTGCTGTAACTTTTTCTGGTAGCACTACTGATGGTATATCTGCTGGAGCAAGTTCTTATGGACTATATTCTATAGATGGTGCTGCACCAGCTGGTTATCCAGCACCTTTAGCAGGATCAAATGTATATGAATATACCGTACCAAATAAAGATGGCTCTTATGATGGAGATGCTGTAGTAAAACAATTTTCATCTTTAACTATAAATTCTGGATATGTATTAACTACTGATCAACCTTGTAGAGGTCTTTTTATAATGGTGCAAGGAGATTGTACTTTAAATGGTTCTATATCTATGACAGCAAGAGGTGCTTTTGCAAATCCTGATACACATGGAGGTAACGCTGCTGGGATTAAAATTCCAGTTAATCAAATTAGTGGTGATGCTTTAGGTGAAGATTTGTCAGGTGGTGCGATTTTTGACGGAATGGGAACTGCTGCAACTAATTTAGAAACAAGTTTTAATGATGCAGTTAGTGGACCTGGTGCTTTTTTAACTGTACCAAAAGTGGGTATGCCTGCCGATGGCACAAGAACTATAGAGCCTGGTAGTGATCAAGATATGAAAGGTTCTTTTGGTTTATCTGGTGATAACTGGACAGTAGCAGGCTCTTGGGGAGCTAGACCAACTAATACAGGAAAAACTGGTGAGGGTGGTTCAGGTAGAAATAGAACAGGTGCAACACCTGGTATAGCAGGTTCAGTTTTTTCTGGAGGACCTGGTGGTGGTGGTTCTTATTTTGGATCAGGATTTGAAGGACAAGATTATGGTGGTGCCGGTGGTCCTAATGCTGCTGGAGGAGATTGGGCAGCTTGTGGAGGAGCAGGTAATCCTGGTGGTGGAAATAGTTTTGGTTCTGGTAGAGGTGGAGATGGCACTGGAGGTTTATTAATATTATTAGTAGGTGGTAATCTTACCATTGGTGCAAGTGGAGGTCTTTATGCTAAAGGAGTGGGCGGAGGCACTAGACTATCTTCAGGACAACAAGTTCCTGGGTCAGGTTCAGGTGGTGGAGCCATAATATGTGCATATGCTGGTACTTTAAGTAATAGTGGTACAATTAATGTAGATGGAGGTATAATATCTACTGCTGATAATAGTGACAATACAAGTTATCCTTGCCCTCAAGGTGGTGCAGGTTCTTATCAATTAATTAATTTAGCGTAGGAGAAATTATGAGATATGTAAAAGTAGAAGATGGTAAAGTTACAAAAACTATAGATAACCTAGGCAAAGAATATCCAACTACTTGTTTTCCGATAGGTGGACCTAATTCTGATTGGCTGTCAGGTGAAAAGTTAGTGGTTGTTACAGAAGTAAAGTTTAGTGACTCTAGAGATAAAGTTGAAAACGTAGATCCATTTTTAGAAGACGGTAAATGGTATACACAAAAAGTAACACCTTATGTAGCACCAACTATTACTACAGACGAAAAATGGGAAATGATTAGAAACGATAGAAACGATAGGTTGCGTAGATGTGATTATATTTTTGTTGATGACGCACCTAGCTCTGTTACATCTAAATTAGATGATTGGAAAACATACAGACAAGCACTGAGAGATATAACAACACAATCAGATCCAGATAAAATTACCTGGCCTTCAGAACCAAGTTAATAGGAAATAAACATGCCACTTAGGGAAGTTCAAATAGCACCTGGCATAAACAAACAGGTCACACCGACAGGTGCTGAAGGTAAGTGGATAGATTGTGATAATGTTCGTTTTCGTTATGGTTATCCAGAAAAGATAGGTGGTTGGGAACAAGTTACCACTAAAACTTTAGTTGGTGTTACTAGAGCTATGCACATTTGGGCAGATAAATTAGGTCGTAGGTTTATAGCTTTGGGTACTAATAAAGCCTTATTTATTTACTATGATGGTGCTTATTATGATGTTACACCTCTAGACACAGCGATAACCTCTTGCACTTTTACCTCAGCTAATGGATCAGCCACTGTAACAGTTAATAAAGCAGGACATGGTTTAGTAGAGGGAGATTTATTTTTATTTAGTAGTGTGACACTACCAGGAGGAGGAGCCACTGGTTTTACCACCAGTGATTTTACAACAAATACTTTTCAAGTGGTTACTGCTGAATCAGATACTTTTACAGTAACTATGGCAAGTAATGAATCAGGAACAGGAATGACTGCTGCTGGTTCAGTTACTGTAACACCTTACTTTGACATAGGTGACGCATTACAAGTTGCTGGTTATGGTTGGGGTACAGGTAGATATGGTGGTGAGGCTTTCCCTTTATCGACTAGCACTTTGAACGGTGCCTTGTTAAATGACTCAAATGGAACTGGTGGATCAGGTACAACAATAGCTTTAGCTTCTACTGCTAACTTTGTAGCAACAGGTGGCACAATAAAAGTAGATAACGAATTAATAACTTACACTGGTGTAAGTGGTAGTAATTTAACAGGAATATCAAGAGGAGCATCTGGCACCGCAACAGCTGCTCATAGTGATGCAACCACTGTAGAAGAAGCTTCAGATTATTTTGGTTGGGGTGATGCAACTAATCAAGCTGTTACCGTTTTAGAGCCTGGCAATTGGTCATTAGATAATTTTGGCGAAGTGCTTATAGGAACTGTAAGAAATAACAAATCATTTCAATGGAGTCCAGGTACTGCATCTCCACTTACAACAAGAGCTACAGTTATATCTAATGCACCAGAAAAAAGTGTTATGACCTTAGTATCTGATAGAGATAGGCATTTAATTCATTTAGGAACAGAACCCACTATAGCAAGTGGCACACAAGATAAAATGTTTATTCGTTTTTCTGATCAAGAAAGTTTAACAGATTATACACCAACTTCAACGAACACAGCAGGTACTTTTAGAATAGATAATGGCACCAAAATAGTAGGTGGAGTAAACGCTGGATCATATAATTTAATATTGACTGATACATCTGCTTACACTATGAGATTTATAGGCCCTCCTTTTACTTTTGGTATAGAACAAGCTGGAGCTAACTGTGGGTTAATATCACAACATGGTATAGTTGCTGTAAATGGTGTTGTGTATTGGATGGGTCAAGCAGGTGGTTTTTATTTATATGATGGTACAGTAAAAAAAATAGCTTGTTCAGTAGAGGATTTTGTTTTTACAACCACTGATACTGGAGATTTAGGATTAAACTTTGATTCTTCTGATGTAATATTTGCTGGTTATAACTCTTTATTTGGAGAGATAAATTGGTTTTATCCACAGGCAACTTCAAATCAAATAGACAGAGTGGTGACATATAATTACCTTGAAGGAGTTTGGACTATTGGTTCATTAGCAAGAACGACATATTATGATAAAACAATATTTGACAATCCATATGCTACTTCATTTGAAAACACTACTGTGCCAAGTTTTCCAACCATACAAGGTGTAACTAATGTAAATGGAGCTACTATTTTGTATGCACACGAAAAAGGTAATAATCAAGTAAACAACACTGCCACTACACCTATAATAGGCAGTATACAAAGTGGTGATTTTGAAGTAGATGATCCTAAGTTAGGAACAGGAGAGTTTTTTATTAAAGTAAGAAGATTCGTGCCAGACTTTAGAGCCTTAAATGGTAATGCACAAGTAACCATAAATCTTAAAGATTTTCCTAGTGATACGGAAGTTAGTAGTAGTTTAGGACCTTTTACTGTGTCTCCCACTACTCAAAAAGTAGACACGAGAGCTAGAGGAAGAGCTGCTAATTTAAAAATAGAAAATACCTCTACAGATGAAACGTGGCGATATGGCACATTTAAAGCTGACACACAAATAGATGGCAGGCGTTAATGAATGGACATAAAAAATATTGTAAGTATAGATAATGAAAATATATGGAAAAGTGACCATACATCTAATCCTTATGCTATGGTATTAAATGCTAAAAAAATATGGAAATTTACCAAACATGAATGGCCTGAGCAGTATAAATTTTATTCTGAAATGATAAAGGAAAATGCTGTAGATTTTAAATGGGGATTACATAAACAAAAATCATTTAAAATATTAAATATAAAAGAATACTGTTATTTTATGGCACCGCCTGATATAATATATAGAGCAGTGAGAAAAGAAGATGACAAAAAAAATAAAAGATCCAAAAAAAGGAACAGGTAAAAAACCCAGAGGCACAGGTCGTAGATTATATACAGATGAGAATCCTAAAGATACTGTAAGAATTAAGTTTGCTACTCCTCAAGATGCTAGAGCTACTGTAGCTAAAGTAAAAAAAATTTCCAAACCTTACGCAAGAAAAATACAAATATTAACCGTTATGGAACAACGTGCAAAAGTTATGGGAAAAACACAAGTGGTGTCTATTGCAAAAAAAGGTAAAGAAGCTATTAAAAGACAATTTAAAAAAGTTTAACGTGCAGATTAAATTAGATAACAATAATTATGAAGACACATTACATTTACAAAGAAAATATCCTACTGTTGTAGTAGACGAGTTTTTTACAAAACCAGATGTAATTAGAGAATATGCTTTATCTTTACCATATAAAAAAGCAGAAGATGGAAGATGGCCTGGTAAAAGATCCCCAATGTTACATACGCTAAATGAAAAACTTGTTTACTCTATAGCAAAAAAAATACTTAGTGTTTATTATGATTTAAGCACTGAACTATATTGGCACAGTATACAAATGGCTTTTCAAAAAATAAAACCATATTCAAAATTTAAGAATAGCAATTTAAATAAGGGTTGGATTCATACTGATGGTGTAAGAACTTTAGCAGGAGTAGTTTACTTAACACCAAGAGTTGAAATAGATACAGGTACTTCAATATTTAAAATTAAAAAAAAATATATTGATTACGATATAAAAAAAAAACAAAATGCAAAAGACAATTTATATAAACATGGCTCATGTAATACAAAAGCATATGACGAAGAAATAAATAGTTTATACAGCAAATTTAATAAAGTTACTGAGGTGAAAAACCTTTACAATAGATGTATTCTTTATGATGCCCACGAGTATCACACAGGCACTAATTATTTTACTAGTGATCATGAAAGATTATCATTAGTTTTTTTCTTTACTAATTTAACCTCAAGCATACCGCCAAAGGATAGAATTATGTACTTTGACAAAGAAATAGAGTTCGATATAATGAATTGTAAAAAATATGGCAAAGATAGTAACAAATATACCTGATCCAAAAACAGAGTACAGTGTTGAAAACCAAAGGTTGATTAATTTAGCATTAAATCAAATAATATCTAAATTAAATACTTCCTATCAAGAAGACTTAAAATCAGAACAACAAGCATTTGAGTATTTTTTATCGTGACTATAAGATATAAAAATCAGGGGTTTAAACAAACTGATACTAGCAAAACTACAGTATTTACTTGTCCTAGTGATGCAACAGTTATAGTTAAAAGTGTTTATTGTGCAAACAATGATGCCTCATCAGCTATTTTAGTAAATATGAATTTTGTTGATTCATCTGATTCAAACACTGAATATGAATTTTTTAGAGATGATGTTGCAGCTAAATCGCAAGTAAATGCAACACCTCAAGGATTGAATTTAGAAGCAGGAGATGCTATAACTGTGCAATCAGCAACAGGGAGTGGTAAGATACAAGGATTAATAAGTTATGCTCTTATAGATAGATTTTTGCAGAATGGCTAATGCAAATCCATCAAGCTATTTATAAAGTAGAAAAAACTTTATCATTAAAATACTGTAAAGAATTAGTTGAATTTATAGACATCAAAGCTGTAACAAAAGCAAAAGTATTAATTGGTGGTAAAAATGTAGAGGACACTAAACAAAGAAATGTTTTTGATTATGGCTTGGATAAAGACAATAAAGAAGATGTAGAACATGGCAAAGTTTTAATGCAAAAAATGAAAGAAGCCTTAGATCAGTATGTGCAAACTTTTACTTATCTCAGAGAGGCTTCTCCACAAACAATAAACTTACTTAAATACACGAAAGGTAATTTTTACAGACCTCACATTGATGCGTTTCATACAGTAAATAGACAACTATCTTTTATTTTTTGTTTAAATGAAGACTACATTGGAGGTGAACTATATTTTTATCACCCTACTACAAGAAAACCTTACTCACAAGCTAACTTAAAAACAGGTGATTTGATGATATTTCCAAGTAATTTTTTATATCCTCATCAGGTTACTCCAGTTACAAAGGGTGTCCGATATAGTGTCGTTGCTTGGTATAGTTAATTATTAGTTGACATCACATCTAGATGTGCTAATATTAAAATAACAAAGGAGAAAATAATGAATAAAAAACAGTATTTAGAATCAAGAACTAGAAATGGCAGAGAAACATGGAATTTATCTGTAAAAGAAATCAAAAGCTATCTTGAGGAACATAATCCGAAAATTTTGATTAAATGTGGTGTATATGAATATACCTCTGATTTAGCTTCCTTAGTTTATCGCATAGGAAGTGCAAGACATATTAAAGAAGTTTTTAATGGGTACATGAACACTTATGTAAATGATGTTTTTTGGACTAGAGAAGCTACTGGGTGGACTGATGGTCATGAAGTAGCAGATTATGATGATACAGAGTGTATTAAAATAGAACAATCTTACTGGTTACAATAACTATTGCTATATATGAGACAAGATGATATCATTTAGTTGTTTTTATTCAAAACTTCTCCAATTCAACCCTAACTAATCAGTTAGGGTTTTTTTGTTGATCTATCATGTTTTTTATGCGATTATATGTGCTATGAAAAAAATACAATGTGAAACTAGGGAAGTATACAGAAACAAAAAAAACAATATGGTTTATGCCTCTAAAGAAGACGCAGAGAAGGATATTAACAATCCAGACACAGATACAAAAAGAGAGGATGTTGTTAATGATGTTACAGTTATAGTGCCACCAGAGGCTTTGTCTTTAGTCTCAAATACACAAAAATGAAAATAAATTATAATAAATTTTATTATAATCCTTTACCAGATAATCTATCTATAAGAAAAAGTGATATACATGGACATGGAATATTTGCTAACAAAGAAATAAAAAAAGATTATGATCTAGGAAGCACTCATATTAAGGTGCCTATGATATTAGGTTTTATTAGAACACCTTTGGGTGGTTTTATTAATCATTCCAACAAACCAAATTGTGTTTTAGAAGTTACTAGAGATTGGGATGATTATATTATTTATAATGTATTTACAACTAGACTTATTAAAAAAAATGAAGAGTTATTATTAGAGTATGGTGCTTAATGTTACCTAGAGGTGGAACAGAAATACAACATCATTTTTTATCACATTACGTGGATGAAAAACTTTTATCTAATTTTCAAATTTGCACATCTATACCTAATAAAGTTCCGATATTAGAAGATAAAATAAATATACTATGGCAAAAAAATAGTTATGATCAACCAAACATTTATCCTTGGTTTGAAGACAAAAATAATCACGATAAATTTGATTGGTATATTTTTAATTCTCATTGGAACTATGAGAAATTTAGATACAAGTTTGATGTGCCTACTAATAAATGTCACGTAATAAAAAATGGAGTTACTAATTTTCCAGAAAGAGCTTTATATAAAAAAGGTGATATGGTGAGAATGTTATTTCATGTTACTCCTTGGAGAGGTTTAAATGTTTTGCTAGGAGCTATGCAACAGTTACAAGATTGTAATGTGCATTTAGATGTGTTTAGTAGTTGTAAAATTTACGGTGAGGAGTTTGAAAAAGCTAATGAACATATTTATGAGCCTTTATATGAACAAGCAAGAAAACTAGAAAATGTAAATTATATCGGATATAAAGAACATTCTTTTATACAAAAATTTATGTATAGATATCATATGTTTGCCTATCCTAGTATATGGGAAGAAACAAGTTGTAATGCAGCTCTTGAGGCAATGGCTAGTGGGTTATATTGTATTGTTACTAACTTTGGTGCATTGTATGAGACTTGTTCTGAGTTTCCTGTGTATGTTACTTATGATAAAAACTATCGTAACTTATCTACTGCTTTTGCACATGCAATAAGAAGTGCAGTAGAACATATGGATCAACCAGAGATACATGAACATTTATTAATGCAACAAAACTTTGTGAAAAAATTTTATAGTTGGGAGAAGAAAAAATTAGAGTGGACAAATTTTTTACAAGGAGCATTAAATGCAAAATCATGAGCCTATATATATAGATGATAATAAAATAAAATTATTTGTAGCGACACCAGTGCATAGTGAGGTATCTATACACTACATGCAATCTGTTTTTAAACTACAAGCTAAATGTCATGAAAAGAAAATACCAATTATGTTACAACTTATGAAATCTTCTTTAGTGACACAAGGTCGTAATTTATGTGTGTCAGAATTTTTAAACTCTGGTTATACTCATATGCTTTTTATTGATAGTGACATACTGTTTGATGCCGACTCTATTTTTAAAATGATAGAAAAAGATGAAGAGGTATTAAGCATACCTTATCCTATGAAAGTCATACAATGGGATAAAGTGATGAACAAGTGGCGAGACATCCCTAGTATGAATAAAGATCAAGCTAGTACCTCTGGTAATATGTATCCAGTACGTATAAAAGACAAAGAGGATGATATAACCGTAACCAATGGCATGATAGAATTATCTCACTCCATGACTGGATGTTTACTAATTAAAAAAGAAGCTTTAGAAAAAATGAAAAAAGCCTATCCAGAGCTGACTATAAAACAAGAAACGATGATAGATGGTAAGAAACAATTACGTAAGAATTTTTATAACTTTTTTGATACTTACTACGATACAGAAAATAAACTTTATCTAGGAGAAGACTTTGCTTTTTCACGTTTGTGGACAAAATTAGGTGGTAAATGTATGGCTTTAATTACAGAATATATTACTCATGTAGGTGATTATCAGTTTTCTGGTCGTTTAATTGATGAAATGGTAGCTATTCCCACAGATAGTATTGATACTTCTGATAAGAAATAGTAGAATATCACTATATATTAAACTAAGGAGTTTTTATGTCATTTATCGTACCTATCGCAGCTGGAGTTGGAAGTTTTCTCTTAGCTAAAGCAAGTGGTGCTAGTAATCGAGATGCATTAATTGCTGGTGGGATTGGTGCATTAGGTGGAGCAGCCGCTTTTAAATTTGGAACAGCAACAGGAGCTGGTTCATTAGCAACTGCATTAGGTGGTACGACAACAAAAGCCGCTTTGACTGGTATTACTGCTGGTACTTTAGGATCAGCCGCTATGCAAGGACAACCAGGACAAGCTCAACCTTTAGAGCAAATGAACGTAGGTTTTCAAGGAGTTGACCCAGCACAATACGCACAAGCTAAAGAAAATTTACAAGGGATTACACAAAGAGCAAATTATGCTGATGCTCCACAAACAGATGTAGCACAACCTAGTGTGTACGATTTTACCAATCAGGCAATGTATACAGCTAAAGAAGGTGGATTAGCAGAGATAAAAAGATTTAGAGAAGGTGGTGTGAATTACTTACCAAGTAAAACGGATCACGATGAAAAAGATTATAACAATTATGTTAGAGCTGAGGGTTATGTAGAAGACGGTAGTGGTAATGGGAATAAAGATGAAGACACTATGTTAGCACAATTAGCTGATGGAGAGTTTGTTAGTAGAGCTGATGCAATACTAGGAGCTGGCATCATGGAGGGAGCTAGTCCAGAAGATTTTAAAGAGATGAGAAGATTAGGAGCTAAGTTCTTTTACAAACAACAAGATCAGTTGAAGAGGATTTACGATATTACTTCATGATAAATATTGTGAAGGTAAATGTTGACGAACATTGGACACAAGCATCTAAATTATTAAAAGATGCTATTGAATTAAGTAACGGTAGGCATACTTTAGAAAGTACCTACAATAATTTAGTCAAAGGAGTTATGAGATTGTACGCAGTTTATGTTAAAGATAAAATAAAAAGTTTTTTCGTAACTCAAATAGTTCTATACCCAGCTAAAACTATTTATGGAATTATATTCTGTGGTGGCACACATGTTATAAACAACATCAAAAAGATTGAAAGTTTTTTCAAAACAGAAGCTTTGACAAACGGTTGTAGGGGTGTAGAGATTATAGGTAGAAACGGTTGGTCAAAGATAATTAAGAATACTCCTAGTTTGGAGTTTGAACCTAAAGGTGTTTACTATGAAATGGATACTTAAACTATTACCTAATAAATTTAAGGTATGGTTATACAAATGTTTATACAAAGAAGTAGCTAGTCAAGGAGAATACGAGGACACAGAACTAGCACATGTAAATCCTTATGAAGTAAAACTATTAAAAGAGATTGGTGGATCTGGTAGGTTAAACAAAGCTACTGGACTGAAAGGGTACTTTGGTGGTGGTGGTGCTCCAGCTCCAGCTCCTAGTGGTGGATCTGGTAGACAAGAAACAATATCTAGAGAAGCTCCAGAAATAGAAGCAAGAAAATTAGCATTGTATGATCAAGCTATTGAACTTGCTAGACAACCGATGGCTATACCAGAATATAAAGTAGCAGGCCCATCTCCATTAGAGTCACAAGCTTTTACGCAATCTGGTCAAACTGGTATAGGAGCTGTACCAGTACAAGCTGGATTAGGTGCAACTATAGGAGCTGGTCAAACAGCTATGCAAGATATTACACAACAAGGAGGTTTGATTGATTCTTTCATGAACCCTTATCAAAGATATGTTATTGATGAGATTAATAGACAAAGTCAAGTAAGACAAAATGAACAAGCAGCTCAAGCAATAGGAGCTGGAGCTTTTGGTGGTGGTAGAGAAGGTGTACAAAGAGCTGAAGAAGAAACTAGAAGATTAGGTTTAATAGGACAAGCTCAAGCAGAGGGTTTCCGTAGTGCATTAGGAGCAGCTGAAAGACAAAGACAATTTCAAACAGAAGCTCAACTTAATCAAGCTGCTTCCTTATCTAACTTAGGTCAAACACAACAATCTATGGCCCAACGTGACATACAACAACAACTACAAGCTGGTCAGTTACAAAGAGATATAGCACAAAAAGGTCTTGAAGCACAAAGGGCGACTGAAGTAGCAAGACAAGCTGAACCATTTCAAAGAGTAGAATTTGCAAAAGGTATTATGACAGCATTACCAACTACTGCATCACAGATTACAGCAACGACTGGTCCTGGTGCTAATCCACTTGCACAAGCTGCTGGTGCTGGTATCGGAGCATACGCTGCTTATAACTTATTATCAAACCCAGCTGCACAAACAAAGGTACCTTAATATGAACACAGAAGGTAATATTTTTAAACAAAAGCCAAATGACAATCTTAGAGATAATATGAATGGTACGGAGGAAAACGCACAAACACAAGGTGCAGATAAAAAAACACCTCAAACTGTAAGAAAACCAAATGCAACTGCTACTGCACCACTATTCACGCAACAAGAAAGAATAGGTTACACTTTGATACCGTTGGCTAGTGCTTTATTACAAGGTAAGAGATCTGGTGGGGGATCGTTATTAAATGACACGTTAGGTAGTTTAGGGCAAGGTCTTATGGGTACAGCAGATATGGCTTTACGTATAAAACAACTAGAAGGCAAGAAAAGAGAAACTGGTACTGGAGTCAAAAATGTTAAATTACAACCTACTGCTGGACAAGTTGAAATACAAGGTCAAATATATACACCAGAAATGGGCAGAGAATTTACTTTAGATGAAGCAACTAGGTTGATGTATCCACCAGATACTTTTATGGAGGTGTCCTCTGATAAGAAAGGCACTATAAAAACTGAAACTTTTAGTCTTTTTTATGTTGGTACTAAAGATGAAGCTAAAAGACTATATCCTAATAACCCTACTATACAAGATCTAATAGTTGCTAAAGATGACAACCAAATAGGTCAACCAGTTATACAAAATAATAAAAGATTAGCAGCTAATGTTATTTTCAAAGACGGTAATCAAATAGAAGAGAGATTAGATTTTGTTTCAAAACAGCCAGTTGGAACCACTACAGATTCATTAGGACAACCTATTTTTCAAAAAGACAGAGCAAGTGCTGTAGCGTATTTAAAAAGCTTAGGTATAAATGAAGATATATCCGGATATGAAGCAGTTATTAACAAATTAATTAATCCTGCAAAAGCAGGAAAACCAGTTTTTGAGAGTGGAGTAGGGTTAGTAGTTTCTGCAAGAAGACCAGATGTAGCTGGTTCAAATATAGAGTTTATATCTTTAGCACCAGAAAAAGATTTAAAAGATGCAAGATTTATAGCTAATCAAGATGCAGTTAAAAAATTAAATAAAGTATCAACTGATTTATCTGCTCAAGTCTCACAAATGTCTGGTAGAGTAGAGCAAGTAATGAATCTTTTGTTAGGAGGAACTCCTACAGGAAGATTAGAAGAACTTTTATTACCTTTTAGATCTTTTTTAAGAGATGTTGTAGGAATGACTCAAGAAGAAAGAGAAAAATTAAGTGCACAACAAGCAATACAAAAGTCAGCATTTGCCTTAGCTCCTTTAATGAGACAAGCTGGTGCTGGATCTACATCAGATATGGAATTTAACGCTTATATGTCAGCTGCTGTAAGGTTGGGAGACACACCTAGAGCTAACTATATAAGTTTGTATATGTTGAACAATATTAAAAAAAACGCAGAAAGAGTTGCTGCATTAAGAACAGATTTATTAGTTGAAGGTAAAACTGCTCAAGAAATCAAAGAAGCAGTAGATGCTCAAGATCCAGGTTTATTTAAAACTTACAAAGGTGAAACAGATAGAGATGCTATAAGAGAGTGGAGCAAAACTTTAAAAAGAGGCGATGTTGTTTTTAACATGGATCGAGATGGTAATCCTATTTATACTGTAAATGGAGTATCTGCTGGATCTTATGTAGTGGTGGATGGTCAAGGAGGATTGTTTTTTCAATAGGATATATTTATGACAATAGAAGTTAAAGTATCAGAATCAGAAGTAAGAAATATAGATGATGGCATAGAGTTTCCAGACATGCCTGAAATGGGTGAAGTAGAGGGTATGGGAATAGGTGATATTCCAGAACAGTTAAAAACTATGTTTACTAGAGGTGCTTTTGGAAAAGCTGAGGTTATAGAAAGAGATTATGGAGATGATGATAGATTTGGTGGCATTTTTGTAGATAAATTTAATAATCCAATAGTAGTTTTTAATCAAAAACCTTATTACATCAACAAAAAAGGTTTATCCGTTACAGATTTTGCTGATTTTGTAGCAGAAATAGGTAAATTTATGGCTCCCACAAAAATAGTAAATAGAATGAAAAAAGTGGGTAATAAAATTTTATTTGGCACACCTATATATGGAGCTTTTGAATTAGGTGCAGAAGGTTTAAATAAGTATTTTGCACCAGAAACAGCAGAAAGAAATGCTAAATCTTTAGGAGATTCTTTGAAAGATGCTGGTATAGTTGGAGGAATATCATCTGGTTTAGACGTTGCTTTACCACCTACTTTTTCTATATTGGGCAAAGCTGTAAAAAGTGGTACAACTGCTGGTTTAAATGTAGCAAAAAATGTATTTCCTAGATACAAACCTGGCATAGAAAAAACACTAGGTGCTAATATTTTAAAAGAATCAGACATAGTGGGCAAAGAAGTAGCAAAAGAAGAGATACCTTTAACTATAGGTCAAAGACTAGCAAATAATATACAATTAGGCAGAGAAGAATTACTACGATACAGTAATGCAGCTGGAGCTAAGGCTAATGAAATTATCAAAGAGTTTGATGAAAAACAATTAAAAATAATAAGAAATATAGCTAATGGTTTAGCTGATAAATTTGGATCTGGCTCTGGCGTATTACAAAGCGAAACACCAATTCAAGATGTTTTTAAAGATATAACTGGTATAGCACAAAAGGGAGCAGATGATATTTATAAAAAGTCACAAGAGCTTTACACAAAAGTAAAAAATTCTGTGAATCCTGAAACTGGTGCACCTTCTGTAACAGTAGATAAAATGTCAGCTAGAGAATTAACAGACAAAATTGTCACAACAATTAATGACGAAGGACTAACACCTAACAATTTATCTGACATGACTAAATTAAGAAAAGCTAAAGAGGATGTAGAAGACTTATTACCAAAAGCAAAGACCTTAAATGATATTCATATGCTACAAAAAAGCGTAAATAATTTTTTTCTTGGTGCTGAAAAAAACGAAAAAAGAATTATAGGTTTAATAAAGAGTCAATTGGATGATGCAGTTTTTAAAAATATAGACGATGGTCTTTTATTAGGAGATGAACAAGTAATAAAAGAATTGAGAGAAGCTACTGGATTATACAAAGATTATTTAGGATTGACTGGCAAAATTAAGTCTAAAAATTTAGCTAAAAGAAAAGTAAATGCTATTTTAGAAAAATTAACTACAGAAGGGTTATCTCCATTACAAGTAGCTAATAGTATGATTGGTCATTCAAAAATAACTAATCCTAGTGAAATAGTATCAGTAATTAATGTGTTAGAAGATACATTACCAGCTAAAGCTAGAGATCAAATAATGAAAAAATTAAAAGATGCTATATTAGTTAAAGCTTTTACAGGTAGTGATCAAATTAAAAATACTGTTGTTAATAGAACTGCAATAGTAAAAAACTACAAGAATATATTTACAGACAGTAAAGAATTAGTAGAAAGATTATTTACCAAAGATGAACTAAATGCGATAGAGGTATTTAAAGATAAAGTTTTACCAACCATAGCTGCCGAAGAAAAAATTAATAAATCTGGCACTAGTTATTTAATGGCAACAATTATCGCAGATATGACTGAAGGTGGTTTATTATTAAATTTGGCTAAACCAGTGAGTAGTGCAGTTGGAACTGTGGGTAGAATAACACCTCTTGTTAGTGAAGTTTTTAAAGAGGGTGCAGATGAACTATATAAAAAAGAAGCTAATGAAGCTGTAGGAAATTTTATATTGAACAATGAAGTAAATCCATGGATTAGCAACACTACAGCAACCATAATAAGAGATAATTTAAGAAAAGAAAAAGTCGGAAGTGGAGACATTGAAGAACTACCAGCAGAATTTAGACCACAAAGTGAATTAGAGACTGATAAAGATATATTAGTCGCAGATGCAGAAACACGAAGAGAAACTCCTCAACAACGAATTGGTGATGTAAATGTCACAAGTCCGAACATTAACATAACACCACCCTCGACTCAAGAACAACCAGTGCAAGCTGCTTCTCTACCTACCTCTCCTTCAGAAGGTATTACGTCTCTCAATAAAGGGGAGCAGTTTGAGGGTCTATTTCCCACTGATAATTTAGGTAGAATGATTGCCAATAGGAGATCATAATGGCTAATCTAAAAATACTTGCTCCTTACATTGTTATCATCGTTACTGGATTAGTAACATGGGGTAGCTTTTCAGCACGATTAGATGAAGTAGAAAAGAAAGCAGATAACATAGCTCAAATACAACAAGACATAGCAGTGATTAAACAAGAGATAGTATGGATGAAAGCTTTCTTGGTAGAAAACATGGATAGATAGAAAGTGGTGATACCTTGCAAAATGAATTTGATAATAGTGGTATAAAAGGAATAGAGGAACAAGATTTAGGTCAAGTAGAAGTTACACCCAATGAGCAAGAAACCAGTGCCTTTCCTCAATTTACTGATGCAGCAAAACAACAAAGAGGTATAGAAAATTTTAAATCTTTTAAAAAAGGTATAAAGAAAACTCTACCTTATATTCCTAACTTTGTACAAGAATTTGTTCCTGGTGCTGATTTAGCTAGACAGTTTGGTGTATTAGGTGATATTGGAGGAGAGCAAACATATCAACCTAGCACCGGAGAAAACATAGCTGGTGGTATAGAAAAAATAAGACAGGGAGATAGAGTTGGAGGCGGAGTAGATTTAGCTATAGGAGGTTTAGAAACTTTGGGAGCAACAGCAGACGCTGTTATGTTAGGAAGTGCATTTGCTGGACCTTTAGCACCAGCACTATTGGCAGCTGGTGTTGTATTAAAAGGTGTTACAAAAGGCGGCAAAGCAATCTTACAAAGTAAAAGCGGTAGAACATTTTTTGGTAAATTAAAAGAAGCAAGAGATGGAGTAGATGATGTAGCTTTTACAACTAAAAGAGAAGACGGAAAAGGTACAAAATTAGCCTTAAATATTGAAAGTATAGAAGCTCCACAAGGTGAGGATGTATCAGAGCTTATGGACCTTGTAGATGAGGATAAGAAAGATTTAATACAAATCACTAACACTAATTTGCAGCAAGATTTAGAAGCAGATCCTAGAAAAAACTTTTATCGTTCTCGTCTATTAGACACTGTGGAAACTTTACAGAACAAAGCTACAGGAGAACAGTATTTAGGATCTTTACAAAACTTAGCTCAAAAAGGCAGGTTTTCTAAAGACGAATTAGAGCACTCTTTACTAGATGAGTATTTAAAAGATAACAGCACAAATAAACTTACTAAAGAAGATTTGTTAGATTATATGGAACAAAATACTCCAGACATCAAGGTAAATAGACTGGTTCACCCAGACAAGATAGAAGGACAAAATGAGGATATTAAGTTTTCACAAGAAGAGATGATAGATTTTGAAGATAGTGAATTTGGTATGAGTGAACGTTTTGATGATGAAATAATAGAAGAACGAGGTTACGCAGATAACAACAATTCTTCTTTTATTAATCAAGCATTAATGGATGCTATGTATAGAAAAGAATTTCCAGAAGAGTACGAAAGGTATTCATTGTTAAAAGCAAGTAAAGATAACCCAGAAAGTGCACTTAACATAGGAACTCTTGATGAAGAGAGTATAATAAAACTCGATAAAAAATTTGATGATATGGTCAAAAATGTACCTGATTATGAATTAGCAATAAAACAAGGTGATTTATTTGAACCTGAAAAAAAATATACTCAACAGCAGTATTTTGCAGATCAAGCAAAAGCTTTAAGAAATGTAAAAGGTGCGAAGGACTATGACACTAATTATAAAGATATTGAACCTGAATTAATAGAAATAGCAAAAGCTGATGTTCGAAGAGAATATAATGAGTATCCTAATTATGTATCCAGAAATCCTCTAGGTTATCAAATAGTATCAAATAATAATCTTGGAGGCTTTGAAGAGTTTTCAGTTATTGATCCTGATGATCAGTTTGTACAAGAGGCACCCACTTATAATGAGGCAGAGATTATAGCTAGGAGACATGCTGCTCAACAAGGATTTATAAATCAAGAAGAGGCCATATTTTCTCCGTATGTAACTGGTTTAGGTAATCCTAACACTTATGAAGAAATACCTTTATCATTAGAAAGTCCTTTAGCTAAATCAGAAGGTGCTATAGTGCCCACAAACGCCCAAAGTGGTTCAGCATCAAATCATATGGGGGTTTTAAATAATATTGGTCACATTAGAGTTAATCAAATAGACCCTACCTCACAGCTTGCAAATGGCAGAAGAATTTATTTAGTTGAAGAATTTCAAAAAGACGGAGAAAACATAGTAAATAAAGCTGGTGGTTATGGTCCTAGCAAAAAAGATATGAGAAAATTAGATGAAATAGCAGGTATGGACAATGAAGTAAAACGAGATTCTATGAATAACATAATAATTGATGATGTAGCTAATAATATAAAATATCGATATTATCCTAAAGGAGTATTTAGTGGCGAAATTTTTGCATCCAAAGGATTAACAAAAGATTTTGAGGGTTTTGTAGATCCTGCCAATCAAAATGCTTCAGGTATACATCCAAAAAATCAAGAAATTGTAAAATATTTAAAAGACAATAATTTAGAACCTAGAAGTCCAATAAGTAATGCATACCCTTTAAAAAAGAATGTTATGTTGAATTTTAGAACAGCCTTGAAAGATGCTATAGACAAAGGCAGCACACACTTTTATTATGTAGCAGGAGAGGTTCATGCTCTAAGATATGGAGAGGCTATACATTTACTTAGTGCAGATAGAGTACCAGATAGTTTATTTAAAGACAAAGTAGATGAATTTAATAAAATAGTAAAAGATGCCCCTGCAAAATTAAATAGGTATTATCTACCTCTTGAGACGAGAGCTAATAGGCCTTATGATTTAAAAGCACCTACTGAAAATACATATCAAGCTAGATTAAAACAAATCGATATATCTGATGAAAATTTTTTGAAGGCAGTTAAAGATGAAGATGTTCAATTTTACCCAATTGGTGAAGATACAATCGTGGAAGGCACAACTGATGATTTAGATAAAATTTTAAAAAAAATCTATGGAACTGATATTGAAACTAATATGAGAGAAGATTTTTTTAAAATAAAAAAAGTAATACCTACAGATCAAACTCCTGTAAATCTTAGAAAACCTGAGATGGAAAATCCTTTTAATACTACTGAAAAAATATACAGTTTAGTAGCTGGAAGAGATGGTCAAGAAATAGTTTTACCTTTTGACATTGAAATGATGCGAGAACAAAATCCAGAGATGGCATCAAGACTAGAAGATTATGCATCGTCAAAAACACAAGATGACTTTTTTGATGATTTAATAATTGTAGATATAGCTCTTCCTGCCAGAAGTGATTATGATGCTCCTGATACTAGTACGGAGAGTCTTCTTAGACATTTATTAGTAAATAAAGAAAACAATGATGTATTAGGTTCTTTTTATAATAATGATTTAAGTTCAGGTATGCGTACCGCACAGCAAGGCAATGAAGCTAAATTTCATAGAAGCAATGAAGAAACTTCCACTCGTACAGGAGACAAATTAAATTTACCTTACTATTTTAAACAAATGAATGGAAACGTTAATTTTAATATAAGAGATCAAGGAAGAAATAGAGATCTCACTCCTAAAAATTTAAAAGACTTTCTAACTAAAGAACAAATAGAAAAAATAAAAGGAGTAGAGGTAGGTAAAACACCAGAAGATGCTTATTTTGATCAATTTACTGATATAGACTTAGCAGGAAATGTTTTAGGAGGTGAGAGTAAAAAGAAACTATATAATGATATTATAAAAAAACAGGCTAATAAATACCTAAAAAGTTTAGATCCTGAAGCAAAATTATCTTTTGAAAAATTTGATAGATCAGAAACCACACAAGATCTTGTGCCAGTTTATGGTGTAAAAATAACTAATAAAATGAGAGAAAAAATTTTAAGTGAGGGCGTAGATTCTTTTAGTCAAGGCGGCCTGGTAGTAGATGTAGTTGAAAAAACACCAACGAAAATAATTAAAAAATACAAACCTCATATACTTAAAAAAAATTACGGAGCTTTTGTAGATAATGACAATAACAAATGGGATTATATAGATGGTTGATAATTCTGGTATAAAAGGCATAGAGGAACAAGACCTTCCCTCTACAAGAAAAAGTAGAAGAGATGCTAGATCAATGATGTCTCCTCAAGAAAAAGAAATGCGTAGAACACAAACTGTTGATAAATTAAAAAAAGATTTTAAGCAAGTTCTACCTTATGTAGGACAAATAGGATTAGATTTTAAAATGGGATCAGGTATAGCTGAGTTTTTTGGTCAACAACCTGATATAATAGAAGGAGGAAAAAGACCCTCTTATTTTGAAGCAGCTCAACGCACATCAGATTTAATAAGTGAAGGTAAAGTCACTGATGCTATAGTCAGTGGAGTAGATCAAACACTAACTGCTGTTGGTGGTATTGGCGAAGGAGTTATGGCTGCTGGAGTTATGTTAGGACCTGCTGGTTTACCTTTGTTAGCAGGTGGTTGGGTAGCTAATCAAATATCAAAAAGAGGTAAAGCTATTCTTACAAACACTAAAACTGGTCAAAGAGTTTTAGCTAATTTTTCTGGTGATACAGAAAAAGGATTTAATATTGAAAGTATTGATGTACCAAAGGGTAGAGAAGAAAATCAAATTATAGATACTTTAGGAGAGGTAGTAGATAAGGATATTGTACCAGTAAACAAGGTAGATTTGACAGATGCTGATTTTGAATCAGTGCCTACACCAGAACAAAAGATAGGCCAAGGCACACTAAAAGAAGCAGGTTTTAATCCTTCTCAAGCAACAGCTTTTTGGGTTCAGTCTGGTTATAGTAAAGCCTTTCCAGATTTAACAAGAAATGAAGTAGCAAATGTATTACTAGATAATCCTGAAGTTATGAAACAGTCTCAAGATGCTATATCAAAAATGTATACACCCACGATCAAAGACGGAAAAGAATTTTTTAGTGTATTTAGAAGAGTGCCACTTAAAGGTAAAGAGGGTTTAGAAACTGATGAGGTAATTATATCTGGAACATTAGATCCTAGAGTATTACCTAGATACTCTATGAGTTCTACTATGGATCAACCAGAAAGTATTATTCGAGATGATAAATCTTTAGGAACTAAACTCAGTGAAATGGGTATGCCTATGAGTATGAAAAAAGGCTATGATCCAGGCAAAGAAATCATCATCCGTTATGATGTACCTAAAGAAAAAATTATTGGATATGTTCCAGAATTAGTAAAAGCTAGTAATACTAGAGGTGCCAAAGCAAAGATAGAAAAAACATATGATGTTAAATTAGATACAGATAAAAATAAATTAGGGTTTTATAAATCTTTAGAAAAGAACGCTGCATCAGAACAAGAAGTGTTTGCTGATGTGCGAGGAATACAACCTACTATAATAAAAGATTATGAAGGTGGAATTGAAGCTATAAGAAATAACCAAGCAACAAATATTGTATTGAAAAGTGACAAAAAAACTGGTGCAGAAATATTAGAAGATGAAGGTGGTATTGGTAGATACAGTGTACTTGATGACAAGTTTATAAAAGGAGCACCAGATGATCCAAGAGCTATACTTAAAGGCTATAAAGCAGGGTCAAAAGGCGAAGAAAAGTACGGTTTAATACCTAATCCCAAATATGGAAAAGGTGCTAAAGAAATAAATGAAAACTTTGAAAAGGCTAATATAGAAGAATTAGATAAAAGATTAGATTTTGTTAAACAAGAATTTAATTTAAATCAATTAGAAAAACCAGATGAAGGTATCAAGGCTATAGAGCAAAAAGATTTGGATAGAAAAGCAAAAATTGAACAACGTAGAAAAGAAGCAAATATAGCTAGATTTGGTTATGATCCAAAAGATCCAAAAGATATCAAAAAAGAAGTAGAAAAAAAACCTAGAGATGAAAGCTCTGGTCATGCAGCTGATTATGTACCAGCTCAATACGGACCACCAGCTCACGACATGAATATGGTGATAAAAGAGGAATTTGCACCAGAGGGATATTCTACTATGTCCGCTGATATAGGAGAAAATTATGAAAACTTAAAATATTTTATAACATCTCGTAGAGGCACTAAAGAATATGATGAGGAAGTTGCTTTTTTCAGAAAGCTTTTTGAAATAAAAGGTAATCCTGATGCTGAAGTAACTATTTATAGAGCTAGTCCTACTGATGATTTAAGAGCTGGTGATTTAGTTACACCAATTAAATCTGATGCAGAGGATTTGGTAGAGGAAAGTAAAATAACAAGAAAAGATATAAGAGATGCTGAAAGAAAAAGAAGAATGGAAGAAGGGCCTATAGACTTAGCTAAAGAAAAAACTTTTAAAAAGATGGATGCCATAATCGATATTTTTCCAGAGCCTAAAAAGACACCTTCTAAACTTTTTACTTATAAAGTAAAAGCAAAAGATCTTAGATGGGATGGAAATAATGGTTTGGTAAGATGGGGTTATTTTCCAGAGGCTGATGTTGTACCATTAAAATCAGAAAAAGTAGATAAAGTAGATAAAAAAGCACTTGGAGGACTAGTAGACCGTAACACCTATGACTGGGTGTATACAGATGGTTGAGCCAATATCCACTGCCCTCGCTGGATTATCTTTACTTAAAAAAAGTGTAGACTTCATAAAATCCAACATAAGTACAGCGAAAGACATTGGTGATATTATCAACCATGTTGATGCTGCTATGAACGCTGAACAACAAATAATTAAAGAGAGAGATAGAAAAGGAGATGACCCCTTTGCTGTAGAGAACGTGGCGAAAAGTGTCCTTGACGCTAGGATAGCCAGGGAAAATTTACAGGAGGTAAAATTGTTGATCGAGATGAGGTTCCCTGGTGCTTGGGGTCAAATACTAGCAGAAAGAAAAAGAAGAATAGAGGCAAAGAAACAAGCGATAAAAGAAGCTAAAGCAAAGAAGATAAAAAAAATGCAAGAGATAGAGGAGTATGTTAAGTATGGTTTTATAGCTCTTGCAACAGTTTTATTTATTGCAGTATCTATAGGTATTACTATAAAGTTTTTTGTATCAGTAACTAATAAAGTATATGCACATAATATAGAGTATGATGATGGAAGTTGCCGACTATATGAACCTAAACTCTTTTTGATATGTATGCAAGAGGGTCGTGCTTATGCCGACACAGAGTTATATTTAGATTACAAAAAAAATCGTGGTAATTGGATTGTCGATGATGAAGAATAATAGTATAATATAATTTTAATTTAAGGAGATACTTATGAGAAAAAGTAAAGGCATGAGAAAAATGGCTAAAGGCGGAACAAAAATGATGAGAGCCAGAGGTGGTAAAATGGCTAAAGGTTACGCCAAAGGTGGATCTAAGATGATGAAAGCACAGATGGGTAATATGGTTACTAGACCTATGAACGCAGGAAGAATGGGTGCTGGCACTAGAGCAAGACCTATGGGAGCTATGAAAGGTAAGATGGCTAAAGGTTATGCAAAAGGTGGAGCTAAAATGATGAAGGCTCAAGCTGGTAAATTTTCTAAGATTAAAGGTAGAACTCGAGGAAGTGGCACTGTTTCAGACAAAGAATTTAAAGCAATGTCAATGGCTGCTTTGAGAGTGCAAGCTAAGAAAAAAGGAATGAAACTAGTCAAAGCATAAAGCTTGACTTATGTGCTTTTTGCATTAAGATAAGTTATGGCTTATCTGACTGCGAACATACCTTACTTTAAATGTTGGGTAAGAAAAGAATTTACACACAATCATTCTAAGTATCATGGAGAATATGTTCACGCATTAGCTATAGCAGTGACATGTATTCCAGATAAATCACTATCTTTTCAAGTGGTGTTTACAGGTTGTGAAGATGAAGATAATAGATTAGAAGGTCCTCATGGTGGTGCTATGTGGGCACGCATGCCAATTCAATCTTTAGTGGCTGATGAAATACTAGAAGACTTTCCTCCTAGAGTGCCTAATCATTTCATTCAGCCTTGGGATTGTTCCTCTAGATACTTCTCAATAATACGATATGATCGTACAAGCAGCTCGCCTTGGATTACAAAAATAGATGGTAATTTTTACAATGCTAAATATTATTTTACTATTGATTACACAAATGGTGATGACATGAACGCATTAGGTGATGATGTTGCACAACATAAACAGTCTCATATTCTTGCTATTACTAGTGGTGAGTTCGCAGGACAAATCGTAGCTCAACCTAATAATAGAGTTCGTGTCACCAATCCGGCTTTATGGGTAACTGGATCTGGTGCACCAGACTTTGTGCCTAGTCAATATGATTTTAGTGCGGAAGAAGATGAGTCCTATATGGACCCTAATTATACCTTTGATAATTTATATGCAAAAAAAAAGGAGACTAAGTAGTCTCCCTTTTATTTATTTACTGTAGTATTCTTTTTTAGATGGTAGGTTGGCCATATGATTTAGTGCCGACTTTTTATCACCAAACCATAACACACCACCGCCTGCTCTAAAAAATTGATTACGTTCCAGCGTAACTTTTTTTACTTCTTTTGCTCTTGCATCATAATCTGTAGATTCATCAGATTGTGCAAAGTCCTCTGGAACTTCATACAAAGTTACCTTACTCATTTTATCACCTCCTTAATTATAGCATCTGCTTTGTTAGCAATATTTTCCAACAAACTTGGTGAAGTATCTGGTTTACCATATTTGTCTGAAACTTTATTGCTCACTATTTCTTCACCATCTTTTATCGTCAACCAAACTTCATCATTGTGGTCAGGTGTAACCAACCAATCTATCACTTCTTCGTTGATTATTTTATCAGGTGCATGATTGTCTTGCATTTCACCCAAGAAATCAAAAAATTCATCATCTCCTAAACCGTCACCTAACTTGTCTATACCTTCTTTATTCTTGATAGGTTTAGTCAATATTTTTTTTAACCTATCTTTATCTACGTGCCATGTTCCCATTATTTTTCTCCTTATTATTATTGATAGGAAAGTGCTGTTAAGCACTCTCCTTGTTGTTTTTATTTCTTTTTTTATTATGACCAGTTTGTATTATTTTTGGTAAATTAGAATAAAATCTTTTTACATAATCAATCGCTTGATATTGGTACTTAAAAATAGAAATATTATCTTCTAATTCTGTTCTATTCTGATTATCTACCATTTCTAAAGTTACTATCCATGGGTGAGATATACCTAAAGCTTTGCTATCAGCGTGTTTCCATATTCTTATATTTTGTTTTGTCATTTTTTTCTCCTTTGTTTATATATTAAATATAGCACATCTAGATGTGCCGTCAAACATTATTTTAAAAAATCTAAAACTTCTTCACCTAATGTTTTTGCCGATATAGTAATCTTTTCTTTCAAAGCTTTGATAATAAACTCATCTATTGTTTTAATAGCTACTAGATCTATGTATGTAACCTTATCTGCTTTTTGTCCACTCCTATGGTTACGAGCTTCTGCTTGTAGTCTCTCTTCTAAGTTGTAAGAGTTGTTAAAAAATATCTGATAACTAGATGCATTTAAAGTTAGTCCATATCCACCGACACTTGGATTACTAACCAGGAACCTCGACCCACGAGGATCATTAAAATTATCAACTACCTCAGATCTTTTTTTTGTATCTCCATATAAAGTAACTACACTTTTTTCTCCGTATTTTTTTTGTAGAGTCTCCGCAATCTTTTGTATGCTATGTCTAAAAGTCGCCCAGATAATAATTTTACCTTCTATCTCTTCAATAATATTTAGCAGCTCATCTAATTTAGCATTTGATAGTTCTACTAATTTACCATCATCACTATATAAAAAACCAGAACACACTTGCTGTAGTTTTGCGATCTCCGTTAATTTATTATGTATTGAGGATTGCTTATCTTGTATTACGACCCTAGCGTGCTCTTTTAATATTTCATAAGCATTACGTTGTTCATTGCTTAGAAAAATATTTCTTCGCTGCCATATTTGTGGTGGCAGATCTAAACAATCTTTTTTTAAAACTCTGTGTGTATAAGGTAATATCTTTTCTTCTAGTTGCTCTAAGTTAATATAATTAACTGGGAACTCTATCCTACGATTACCAGCTACAGGTCTACTTTCCATAATACAGTAATGAGCTCTAAAAGTGTAAAACGATTTGAATCCAAGTAGATCTTCATCTAAAAATGCAAACTGACTCCATAAATCTAATGGAGATTTTGTAACAGGTGTTCCTGTTAGTATTCTTCTGTATCGTACACCCTTACCTAACTTTAAAACATTTTTGGATCTCTTAGCAGTTCTGTTCTTTATTGTAGTGGACTCATCTATTACCATCATAGTAGTTAAACCTTTTCTTTCTACTAACTCTAATCCTTTATTGTATCCAGACTTATGACTAAAGGCCTCTATGTTCATTAGATACCAATTTAATTTGTCTTTCTTTGGGTAAAACTTTTTATCTATTTTATGTTGATAAATATAATTGTTTGCTGAGGAATGTATTTCTATTTCTTTTTTCCAATTTGTGTACACACTATTAGGAGCTATCACATACACTGTATCAAGTAATTCCATATTGTATAAGTATACTGCATTGTCGATTGTAACTTTTGTTTTACCTGTTCCTTGTTCCATAAAAAAACCAAACACACTTTGAGTAGCACCTTTACGAAGTGCTACTCTTTGATGTTCATAGGGTTGAGTCTTATAATTATGCGACATAATCTTTTTCTATTACTCCTAATTCTTTCGTGCCTCTAGTGTGATTTTTAATCCATACTTTTTTACCAGACTTATAATGTCTATAAAAACCTCTAACATCGTGAAACCTATTTTTGTTAACACTTCTATTGTAAATAAAATTATTGTGTTTACTAGATTTACTAATATCTAATATTTTGTATTGATAAGCAGTAGGTTTTTTATTTCGTAAGTCAGCTAATCTCTCCTCTGGTTCTACTTCAACACATTCTTGTCTATTAGTTAAATTATTTAAACTGTGTATAAAATATACTGTCTTTGCTGCACTCATTATTTCTTCTCTAAATTTAAAATCTATTTCTTTTAATTGAGGATTATCAATAGGATTTTTCAATGACCAATGTAGAAATGGTTTTGTATAAGACAAGTAGAAATCAATCCAATCTTTATCTCCTTGAAACCATGAATGTAATAAATTAATATTATCTCCATGTGTTGAGCTATCATTTTCCCAATGGCTCCTCCATAGATTTTTTGTTTTAGATATACCCCAATCAGCAATATGATTTACTAATCCGTTACCTTCGATTATCGTGCCATTAGAATTAAATTTTTCACCATTTTTTAAATAATAAAATGACGATATAACATAGTGTGTTTTTTTATCTCTAATCCAAAACCCTGCATAATTAGTAGTTGTTTCTTCTGCATACTCTATTATAAGTATTTGATTATCATAGTAAGGCAAGAAATCTTCTAATAGTGTTTTTCTATCAACTTCTCCTTCCATAAATTTATCTGAAACATTCTTAGTTACAAAAATCTTTTTAGAATTAATAAAATCCATGTGTAGATCGTTGACTACTTGTTTGTAAGGATTTTTATTTTTATTTAAAAATGCCACCTTGCCAAACTGTCTATTCGTGAATTTTGCTTGTCTAGGATTACGGATAATATATCCGTAATTTTTTATTATTGTTTCCATGTCTATCATATCTTTATTACCTCATAAGTTTTTTTACTTTTAGGTTTAACAATTAAATAACTATTAATAACTAATCTTGAGTTCATTCTTGTGCCTACAGATTTTGCAGACTGTATTGCATTAGTCTTTGCATACCGTAGTGCAGATTTAATTTCATTGTCTTCATACTGTGGTAATTTTTTTCTAAGTTTACCAAAAGTATTATGACCTTGTTCAATAAGCACTCGTATGTCACTGGCTATCTTTTCTTTGAACGCCATAGTCAATGCAACTTTTTTTTGTACGCCATTTATTATCATTTTTTTATCCTTTGTTTATTGTAAGAAAAATGTCTTACATATAAATAATAAATTATTTTTAATTTTATGTCAAATCATATCTCATCTAGATAAGCCTTAGTTTATAAGGGTTCTTGAACAAATATTTTTTTTTGTTTGACTTGCTGCATTTTTTTTTATACAACTTATCCAGAAAGGAGGTCTGATGGACTTACGAAAAGAAGCTGAAAAGCTAAAGACGGATTTGAGCTCCGATAGTTTAGCCGACATCACTTCTGAATGTAACAAGTTAATGACACTTCAAGATGAAATAAAAAAGATGGAAGAAAGATTGAAAGAATTACAATCTCAAGAAAGAAATTTATCTCAAGAAGTGATTCCTAACTTATTACATGAAGTTGGTGTTAGTGAAATAAAAACTATTGATGGTGCAACTGTCCAGGTGAAACCTTTTATCAAAGCATCCATTACAAAAGCAAATCAAGAAAAAGCTTTTGCATGGTTACGAGATAATGGGTTTGAAGACATCATAAAGAATCAATTAGCAATTAATTTTAAAAAGAGTGAAGACAATATGGCTTCAGATATTTTTGAAGATTTAAAGTCAAAAGGATTAAATGTTAATCGAGAAGAAAAAGTAAACACAAATACTTTAACTGCAACCTTTAGAGAATTAATTTTAGAAAAAGGTGAAGCAGTTCCTAGTGATGTGTTTTCTATTTATCAATCTAGCAAAACTAAAATAATAAGGAGTTAACATGAATACAGTTACAAAGAAAAAAGAAAATTTACCAACCACACCTAAAATAAGTTTGAGAGAACACGCTGGTGAAGGCACAGAAAATATTACTGCCAAAGATCAGAAGTTACCAATCTTAAAACTTTTACATTCTTCTAGTCCAGTATTAGAAGAGGGTAATCCTATGTTTAATGAAAAGGCAAGAGCTGGAGATATTTATAATGAAGTGTCACAAACACTTTATGGTAAAACTATATTGGCAGTTCCTTGTCATTACATTAATACTTACAATGAATGGGCACCTAAAGGTCAAGGGGTAGGAAGACCTACTATCCATTTAAAAAAATCTATTATGGATCAATGCCAGAGAAATGAACAAGATAAAAAAGATTATTTACCAAATGGTAATTATGTTGAAGACACTGGTAATCATTTTTGCTACATAGTAGATGAAAAAACTTATGAACCATTAGAATCAGTTTTGATTACTATGAAGATGTCACAGAAAAGTAAATCAAAAGGATGGAACTCTACCACTAAAACAAAATCAAGATCGGATGATTTAGGAAGTTATGTTCCACCTACCTGGAGTTCAGTATATAGATTAACTTCTGTTAAAGAAGAAAATACTAAAGAAGGTTATAAGTGGCATGGGTGGTCAATCACTTTTGATAAGTGGTTAGACGAAAATAAAGATGCTCATATATTAGAAAAAACTAAAGCTTTTTATGAAACTGTAAAACAAAATGATGTTTTTGGAATAGTTGATTTTGAAGCTGAAGTTGAGGTGCAAAGTTCTGATGTTAGTAAACAAAAGAAACCAGCTCAAGTAACAGCGAACACTCAAGACGATCCTTTCTAAGTATTATGAAAAAACTCTTTGAATTGTTCAAAGGGAACTCTGACTCTTACATCAAGTCCTCTGTAACCGGAGAGCTTGATGATAGGGGTAAGAGAATCACCTCTTATACCACTGTTCACGAACCAGTGACCACGACACAATGGCAAGAACATTTGAATGGCAAAATAAGAATAGGTTTTAAACCAGAAGAAGATGGCAAGTGTATGTGGGGATGTATAGATGTAGATCCTAATAGTTACAAAAATTATTCACAAAAAAAATATGTTGATATAATTAAAAATTATAAGCTGCCATTAGTTGCAGTAAAGTCAAAGTCTGGAGGCTTACACATATTTGTATTTTTTACTGAATGGGCAGATGTCGAAAAAGTTTCTGAAAAATTACAAAAAATAAATGATAAATATTTTTTGGCACAAGAAGTGTTTCCTTGTAATAAAGCTCTTAACATGCCTTATCAAAATATGAATAGTAGTATGGAATTTGCTTACGATGATGACAACAATCCAGTTTTAATAAAAAGATTTATAGAGATAGCATTAGCAAAAAAAATTAAACCAGAAGATTTTTATAAATTAAGAATAAAAGATTATGAACCAGAAAGTATGTGGAATACATATGCACCCTGTGTGCAAAAATTAATACAAGAAAAATGGGAAGGTAATAACAGAAATAATTATTTATTTAATGTGTTGGTATTAGAGATGAAAAAAAATAACGCTAACACCACAGCAGAATTAGAAGAGATAGCTCATAGTAGAAACAGTCAAATATTTCACAATCCATTACCACGAAATGAAGTTACACAATTAGCTAAAAGTGTTCATAAAAGTAATTATGATTTTCAGTGTCCACCAAAACATCCAGAGTATGCACCAATATGTAATAAGGAATTATGCAAACAAAGACGTTTAGGTATTGGTGAAGCCATACCAGAGATCATAGATAATTTTACGGACATTACATTTATAAGAGATACAAAAACTATTTGGTATGAGTTCAATTATCAAGGCCAACGGATCACTGTACAACCAGAAGATATGAAGGATGAAAAAACATTTAGAACAAGATTATTACGATATAGAGTTTTCTGGATGACGTTACCAAAGAGTAAAAAAGGACCATCACCATTTGAATTATTAATGAAAGGTATCGTTGAGAGATCTGTAGAGGATTCACAACACAAGTTTGAAGATACCTTAGAAGAAGAAAAATATAATACATTAAAAAGATTTTTTGAAAGTCACATTGAACAAGATAATTATGACAAGCTAAAAGATGGCTATGTCGTTTTAGACACTAGGAGTAATATATGTTATTTTAAAAAGATTACGTTAGATAAGTTTATTAAAAAAAATGCTGCACGTATGTTTAACACAACTACAGATGCATTACGTTTATTAGGATGTAGAAGAAAAGATTATCATGAAGGAGAAAAAAATATATGGCATGTAACATTACCAGAATTTATATCTCATGAAAGTATACAGCAGCAAGTCAAAGATAAAGTAACAGAATTGGATGAATCATATCATGACAAGTTTAGAGAAAGCAAAAAAGATATATAATAAAACCATAAAGATTTATGGACCTCCTGGTACTGGCAAGACTTATACTTTAATAGAACGTATCTTAAAAAAATATTTAACCAAAGGAGTTTCTCCTAATGATATAGCGTACATTAGTTTTACGAACAAAGCTGTAAATGAGGCCATCGAGAGAGTGATAAATACTTTTCCTAAATTTGATATTAAAGACTTTGAACGATTTAAAACATTACATAAATATTGTAGGAGATACTTTGAAGAGGAGGTGTTTGATCCTAAAAATTGTATGATTGACTTTGCACTACAAAATAAAATTATTAAAACTTCGGATAATCGTTTGGCTGATGATGGCTTTATCTATAAGGATTGGTCATTAGGTATTTATGATAAAGCACGAAACACGATGCAAGATCCAGTGTTAACTTACAAAAAAGAAAGTTACAAAAAAGATTCATTAGATGTGTATCTTAGAAAGATCTCTACATATGAGCATTATAAAAAAGATAGCTTTATTGATTTTACAGATATGATATCCAGAGCTATTGATGAGGTAGACTTTCCTAATTTAAAATTATTAATTCTTGACGAAGCTCAAGACTTTACTCCACTACAGTGGTCATTGATATATAAGATGGCAGATAATGTAGAAAGAATATATTTAGCTGGTGATGATGATCAATCTATTTATTCTTGGAATGGAGCTGACAGTAGATACTTTACTCACTACTTTGGTGGCAGGAAAGTTATATTAAGAAAAACAAAACGCTTTGGTCAAGCCATTTATGATTTTTCCCAAGTTATAAGAAAAGGTATTATTAATAGTTTAGAAAAAGAATACTATCCATCAGACAAAGATAGTTATGTAAAACGCTATCTTAATTTTAGAGAGGTGCCATTAAATATAGATGGTAACTGGTACATATTAGGTAGAGTTAATTCTGTGGTAAATGAATTACGTATGATGGCAAAAGATGCTGGTTTATATTTTTCTGATAATCGTGGTAATAAATCTTTTGACAAAAAACAATGGGAAGCAATCAAGAGCTGGACTAAAATTACTAATGGTAAAAGTATCACGAAACACGAAGCAGAAACTATGATGAAATATATAAGGGAAGTAAAAGATAGTTCTTATCGTTCTGTAAAATTTTGGATTAGTCTACCTGATACTCAAGAATATGATTTTGATGGATTAATAGACTGGTGTGGTTTAGATTTAAATGATGATGCTTATAACAAACCTTGGTATGAAATATTGAAAAGAAATTTTCATACTCCACAAACAACGTATTTTGTTAGATTGTTACAAAGATACGGACAAAAAACATTGGATCAAGATCCACAAATAATTATTGATACCATACACTCTTGCAAAGGCGGTGAAGCAGACAATGTTTTATTAGCATCTAAATGTAATTGGGTATCATCATTTCAAAGAAAAGATCAACACGAACAATCTGAGGAACGTAAAGTTTATTATGTCGGTGTAACGAGAGCTAAAAAAAGATTACATTTATTAGGTACAGATCACAGATATAATTATCCGATTGGAGTAGATTATTTAAATTTTATAAAGGAGAAAAAAAAATGAACTGTTGGCATTGTAATACAAAATTAATATGGGGTGGAGATCATGATGGCGATCAATGCATGGAAGAAGATATAGATTTAGTAACCAATTTAAGCTGCCCTAACTGTGAAACCTTTGTATATGTATATCATAGATTTAAACCCATTGACGATAAATATAAAAAAAAAACTCTAAATGAAGGAGACTTTTATGACGATTTTAATTATGTATACTATTGTTAGTACGATTATAGGATTACAAAATGCAGGTATATTATGAGTTATAAAATAAATATATGTTTAGAATTTAGAACTAGACCAACTAAAGCTATGGTTGAAGACAAACTATTTAATTTAATTAGAGATGGCTTTGTATTAAAGACTAAGGAGGAACATGAAAGAGAAAAACAACTTGTGGAAAAAGGGCAGCAAGCATTACCACAATCTTGAGATACAACCTTCACAATTTATTAATAAAAATAAATTACAATTTGCTGAAGGAAATGTGATTAAGTATGTGTGTAGACATCCATATAAAGGGGGAGCTGAAGATATTAAGAAAGCAATACACTATTTAGAAATGATTTTAGAGAGAGATTATGAATAAAGATGATAATAAATTAGTTTATTTATTTAATAATAAAAAAAACGAAGAGAACAAAAAAGAATTAGATGAAATGCTTATTGTTAGAAAAGCAATCATAAAAGCAATGAAGAACATAGAGTCTGAGGTATCCCCACATAACATAATAAAAGTTTTAGGGTTTTACTTATGTGAGATAACTTTTAAGCATTGTCCAGACCCTTTTGTAGCTACTAATTTATTATTACAAATACTTGTAAACCAAACAGAAGCAGAGTCTTTGAAAATAATAAAGAGAGATATTTAATGCAGTTAGTATTTCCATTACAAAAAAAAACTATGTGGTCTCCACCAATAGAATACAAAGATTTATCTAGTGCAACAGAAATAGCCATAGATTTAGAAACTAGAGATGATGGAATCAACAACGGTTTAGGAGCAGGCTGGGCATTTAATAAAGGTGAGATCATCGGTATGGCAGTTGCTACACAGGGGTTTAGTGCCTATTATCCTTTCGGACATTTAGGTGGTGGTAATTTGATTAAAGAGCAAGTCTTAAAATATATGCATGATATCTGTGCCTTGCCTTGTAGAAAAATATTTCATAATGCAGCTTATGATGTTGGGTGGTTACAGTCTTATGGTATTAGAGTAAATGGTGAGATTGTAGATACAATGATTGCTGGTGCCTTGTTAGATGAGAATAGATACTCGTATTCTCTTAATGCATTAGCAAAAGAATATTTAGGTGAGATGAAAGTAGAAAAAGATTTACGAGATACCGCTTTATTATATGGTGTAGATCCTAAGCAAGAGATGTGGAAACTACCTAGTGAAGCAGTTGGATTGTATGCTCAAGAAGATGCACGACTCACGTATGATTTATGGCAGCGAATGAAACATGAATTAAACAAACAAAATTTATTAACCATATGGCAATTAGAAAGAGATCTTTTGCCGCACTTAATTGAAATGCGTAAAAGAGGTATTAGAGTAAACGAACCAGGTGCAGAAAAATTAAAAAAAGATTTTATTGCATCGGAAAAGAAAACGCTGCAAACGATTAAGAACGCTGTAGGTAAGGAAGTAGATATCTGGGCAGCCAGAAGCATAGCCACAGCTTACGATAAATTAGGCATTGAATATCCTAGAACAGGCAAGACGCAAGAACCAAGTTTCACGCAGCAATGGTTGATGGAAGATAAAAACGATATATCAAAGTTGATTGTGCAAGCAAGAGAGATGAATAAGTTTCATAATACTTTTATCAATAGTATTTTAAAATACACACATAATGGCAGAATACACGCTGAGATAAATCAGTTACGCAGTGATAATGGTGGAACCGTTAGTGGTAGATTATCTATGAACAATCCTAATTTGCAGCAACTACCTGCACGTAATAAAGAATTTGGTGGTTTGATACGAGGATTGTTTCTACCAGAAGAAGGTGAAAAGTTTACTGCACTTGATTATAGCCAGCAAGAACCTCGCCTCGCAGTGCATTATAGTTTGGCCTTAGAATATGAGGGAGCAAAAGAGATAGCTTTATCATATGAAAAAGGAGATGGAGACTTTCATCAATCGGTAGCAGACTTATGTGGTATTGATAGGAAGAGTGCTAAAACGATTTCATTAGGCTTGATGTATGGTATGGGTAAAAATAAATTAGCCAACATGTTAGGATTAACTTTTGATGAGGCTAGTTCTTTAATTGATAAGTATAATCGTAAAGCTCCGTTTTTAAAAATGCTATCAGACAAGTGTATGGACAAAGCACAGAACGAAGGGGTGATACGCACTAAGTTAGGAAGAAAATGTCGCTTTGATTTGTATGAGCCAAAAGACTGGGGTGTACATACTCCAGAGAGATATGACAATGCCTCAGCTAAATATGGAGCAAAAAATATTAAAAGAGCCTACACATACAAAAGTCTTAACCGATTGATACAAGGCAGCTCCGCAGATCTGACAAAGAAAGCTATGCTAGAATGTGCGAAGATGGGTCATTTACCATTGCTCCAGATCCACGATGAATTATGTTTTAGTATCAAAGATCAAAAAGATATAGAACATATAAAAAGTAAAATGGAAAATTGTGTAGAGTTCCTGGTGCCTATGAAAGTGGATGTAGCTATTGGTGAAAATTTTGGTGAAACTATCTAATTCTTGACATTTCACATCGTATCACTAAAATCATTATATGACTAAAACAATACTTACATTTATATTGTCTGTAAACGTAGTAGTTTGGGCATATATTTGGTTATTAACTTTATAGGAGACAAAATGGATACAACTAAGTGGAGAACCGTAGCTATTAGAATAGATAGTTACAAATTATTAAAAGGTATGTGTGAAAAAACTAATCGTAATCCCTCTAATATGATTAATGAATTACTAGATTTGAGCCTTACACAGATGAGCAAAAAGGAACAAAGAAAAAAACAAGACATCATTAAAGATTTATTAAAAAGCCAGAACTAAAAAAATTCTGGCATAAATCCTTATCATCGTGTAAAAGATAAAGTGACAAGGAGTAAAATCGAAATGTCATTTTATGATCTTATATGTGACTTGATGAAAGAAGCAATGAGCCAGGACATCGACCCACGACTCATGGATCCAGATGACAGACATTTATTTACTGATTTAGTTTACGCTGAATACCTTCTCAATAAAGACAAAGGAAATGCATATAGTGTTAGATATAAAGAATTATTAATTCATCTTATCAAAACCTATGGGCACTAATGTATCTACCATCAACTGAAGTATTAAAAATATTAGGATACAATTTATCAAAACAAATCGTTTTTACAGAACGCAGACCGGAGCAGCAACTTTACGTTTATGTGTTAGTCAATGCCATTGAAGATGTTATGATAAAACAATCTGATCGTAAATCTTCATTGATAAAATGTGAAGCTCATAATTGGTTTATTGGATTAAGCATAGATTTTCGCAGAGTATGTGAATGGGCCTTATTAGATCCAGAATGTGTACATCACAGCTATAAATTATCTATTGAACAACAAAGAGTAAAATTTACACATCGTCAAATATTATGGAAGCACTATCACAATACCTATCTTAAAATGAAAAAATTATCTGAAAAAGAAAAACGCAGACAGAAAGGCACATTAACAAATTTACGTTATCAAGTTTTAGAAAGTCCTACTAATTATATAAGCACGTTGTGTTTATCCGTCATTTAAAATACTCAAAATTATAACTGGTTTCATTATCTGCTAATAATTTAGCACCATTTCTTAGATGAAAGTTTTTAGCCATTTCAGTTTTTGGAGATAATGTCACATATCGTTTTGTTTGTAATAATTGTAATAATTCGTTAAGTATTAATCGACCATAACCTTTCTCATATGACCATACCGTATAAAATATAGTAAACTCATCTGCTGCTGATAATGAATATATTTCCAACTGTTCCATATCAATAGGACATTTAAATGTATTAGCGATACATACTACTGCCTTACCTGGTATCGTATATATACATCTACCTTGTGATGTTCTAAAGGCATAACTTACATCACGTACTGGATCGTCTTTAATTTGTACTTGTGATTGATTAGTTACTTTTTTTAGTTTCGATTTTGTCTGGTGTGACATCTATTATGTTTTTAGCCTCGCCTATTTTATGTTCAAGCTCCTCTAATCGTTTTTCTAATTGATCTCTACTCATACCTTCTAATGTAGAGTGAGTTATTTGTTTATGATCTACGTATAGTCCAGCTAGTTGACCAGAACGATACTCAGCATTAATGGATGCATTAAACTGACCCTTGGCTGACGATTGATCTCTTAAATCATCTAATATCTTGTAGCGTCTTAATTTATCTTTCTCGTACTTTTCTTTTTCTTCACCTATTCTTTTTTCCATATAGCGGCAGATATGAGGATTGATATCTGGGTTCGTAAGCTTCGATGCAAGAACCATGGCACTCTCTCTTGTTTTCGTATTATAACCACTCTCGATTAACGCATCAGTCTTAGTTATCTTTCCCCAATTGTCTACTAATATATCTATAAACTTTTTTTGTTTATCAGTTAGGTCTTTTATAGATCTCAGTTCTCTTCTTTTTTGTGCCATATTGTTACCGTTTTTTTGTTAAATTTACCATAAAGCACTTACTTAGAAAATAAAAAATAAAAAAAAATTGCAGCAAAAACAATCCTCTGTAGCTATTTTTTCCCAAAATCTAGGAATTTTTCCCAAAGTTTTCCCAAAACTATTTCTCTGTAAGGGTATGTATTCTGGGATTTTTTCCATTTTCCCAAAATATTTGCTTATTCTACGCTATTAATATTTTTTTTTTTCTAAGCAGCTGCTTTATAGAAAAATAAGAATTTAGGAAAAAATACATAAAACACTTGCATCACTAATTCGATGTGCTATTATAATAGTATAAACAAAGGAGAAATAAATGAATAATAAACAATATAAATGGGAAAGCAGCAGTATGATGATAAAATCTGTTACTGAAGAATTAGTAAAAAAATCAATTAAAGATGGTTGGGCAGTGAGTGTTTTTCTTGACAGTCACACTTGCATACTTAAAAACAGTAAATGTTTTGATCAAATTATGTGGAACTTACACCAAGGTTGTTTTGATGGTGAATCAGTACAAGTTTGTATTAGTAAAGGTAATAAAAAAGATTACTGTACTGTACTTTTAAATCAAGGTTCACCAGATCAAGAAATTTGTCATATTTATTATGATAATTATATTTCTGATTGGTGTTTTAAAACTAATAACGGACAAAAGGAGATATAAGCATTTATTGTAGCTCTCTTCGGAGAGTTACGACAAGTGTTTAACACTTGATAAGAGGACACGTTATGTAAACCCTGTCCGTATGTAGAGAGTTTTGGGATCTACCTGGTTGTAATGTGTCTTCTTATGTAATAAAAGGATAAAATGAGTAAATTTGTAAAATTAATACAAGTAGATGGTAAGTTGCCTAATTTAGCATTGATGAAATTAAGTTCATATTATAAAGAAAATGGTTATCAAGTAGATTTTACCAGATCAGTTCATAAAGATTTGTTTGATAAGAACTATCACTTTGTTTTTGCGTCAAGCATTTTTAAATTTAGTAAAAACAGAATACAAAGACTTAAACAAAATTATCCTAAAGCAATAATAGGGGGAACTGGCACTGATGATTGGAAACTATCTATAGAAGACTATATTGGTGATTATGATAAATATGATTACACAATTTATCCAGAATATAATTTTAGTTTAGGCTTTACCCAAAGAGGGTGCAGACTAAAATGTAAATTTTGTGTTGTACCTATTAAAGAGGGAAAAAACAGATCAGTAATTAATTCAGTGTATGATATTTGGAGGGGAGAAGGTTATCCAAAAAAGCTGCATCTTTTAGATAATGACTTCTTTGGACAACCAGAAGAGCAATGGAAATTAAGAGTAAAAGAAATACAAGAGGGCAAATTTCAAGTATGTTTTAATCAAGGCATAAATATAAGATTGATAGACGAAACAGTAGCAGAAAACTTGGCTACTATAAATTTTAAAGATGATTCTTTTACAAGAAAAAGAATTTACACAGCTTGGGATAATATCGGAGATGAAAAAAGATTTTTTAAGGGTGTTAACTTATTAGTAAAGTATGGAATAAAGCCAAATCAAATAATGGCATATATGTTAATTGGTTATGATAAAAGAGAAACTTGGGATCGCATATGGTATAGATTTAATAAGATGGTAGATGTTGGTGTGTATCCTTATCCAATGGTATATGATCCTTTACAACAAAAAACAGAATTAAAACAATTCCAAAGGTATGCAGTACGTCAATATTATAGACACAAAACATGGAAAGAATATTTATACTGGTACAATAATAGAAGTATATCCAGTATGGATCAAAAGAAGCAAATAGATTTATATGAAAACAAATAAAAAAAAGGAGAATAAAATGAGTAAATTTAAAGATCACTTAATGCAAAAAGAACAACAGTTAGATGAACAAATTATTTTTATGAATAAGATGATTAACAATACACAATCTGTTATTGATAAATCTAATGATACTTGGATCATAAGATATTGGACTAATGTTCGTAATACCCTACAAGAACAACAAAAAGATTTACAAAAACAAAAGACAGGAATTAGTTATTGATATTCCTTAAACAATCGTTTAAGGTTGTGTTGTCACCACTATGTGACTATCCTTTGTTGCACCTGGTAGCGTCATTTCTGCTGGGTGCTACTTTTGTAAAAAGGTCATCATGGAAAAAAATTTGTGGTCTTCACTTAACCAAATACAAAAGACAGATCCAATGATGTTTTTAATGAGAGTAGAATCTAGTACAATCAACGGAATACCTGACGTTCACGCATGTCATAAAGGTCATTCTTTTTGGTTAGAGTTGAAATCAAATGATGATAAGAAATATGGCTTATCCAAATATCAAATTATCTGGCAGATAGATTATTTAAATGTAGGAGGCAATGTATTCAACTTAGTTTTGGCCCCCTCGCAGAGGGCACTCAAACTTGTGAGATTGAATCCAGCTTTGTTCTCATTTTGTACTGGGTTTGTGCCGCATGAAAAAAGTTTCCAGGTGCTCGGATCTAAACCGTATAACAAAAAAAATTTACAATCTATAATTAAGTTGGCAAGTGATTCGTGTCGTTAGTTCGCATAACTGTTATTATGTTAAAAAAAGGCGTTTGTTCTATCTTTGTTCCGCATGGGCCGTAAAAGAAGGCTCAAGATTTTTTGGCAATAGTCAAGTATTATTTTATTTTTTTTTGGGGGTCGCAAAAATTTATGTTACTGTGCGTATAGCTATAGGTTGAGTTGAATACATACATATAGGGAGTAAACATATCGGTTGTTTTATGTTATAAAAAATTATGGCAAAAAAATTACAAAAAAATTCTAACTATGCACAATACGATATAAATAATGATGGAACAGTATCTGATGAAGAACTGGAGCATATGAAAGAAATAAAAAGATTAGAAGGTGAATTAAGAAAGCATAGAGCACAAAGAAGAATGGCGACATTTACTTTAGTTGGTATGGGATTATTCACTGCTATGATGTTTATGCCTTTTATGACTGTAGAAAAAATAGATGCTCTTAGTGACATTAGTAATTTGTTTTATATTTCTGGAGCAGGTATTGTTGGTGCATATATGGGAGCAACAGCCTGGATGTCAAAAAAATAATGAGTGTTGATCATCTAACTACTGATAGATTAAGACTAAAAGTAGAAAAAGTTTTTATACAACATATAAAACTTTGCCAAGATAATTTTTTATATTTTGTACAAGAGATGTGGCAAGATTTTATTTGCAGAAAAGAAAAAGATAAAAGTAAATGGGGTCATCATCAAATTATTGCAAATGAGTTTTCTCAAATAGCTAATAAAAGAAAAGGAAGGCTCATAATTAACATGCCTCCAAGACATACTAAATCAGAATTTGCATCTGTATATTTTCCAGCTTGGATCATAGGGAAGTTTCCAAAATTAAAAATTATGCAAGTGTCACATAACACAGAACTAGCAGTTCGTTTTGGAAGTAAGGTTCGTAACATAATAGATTCTCAAGAGTACAAACAAATTTTTGGAGATGTAAAATTACGTGAAGACTCTAAAGCTAAAGGAAGATGGGAAACTAATCATGGTGGTGAATATTATGCAGCTGGTGTAGGGGCATCAATAACTGGTCGTGGTGCAGATTTATTAATCATTGATGATCCACATACGGAACAAGATTCAATGTCTGACTTAGCTATGGAACGAGCATATGATTGGTATACATCCGGACCCAGACAAAGATTACAACCTGGCGGATCTATTCTTTTGGTTATGACAAGATGGGCCGAAGATGATTTGACTGGTAGATTATTGAAGGCTCAAAAAGAACCCAAAGCTGATACATGGAAAACAATATCTTTTCCTGCGATCTTACCAGATGGTAAACCAGTGTGGTCAGAATATTGGGAGAAAGAAGAATTAGAAAAGATCAAAGCTTCATTACCCATAAGAAATTGGTCAGCACAATATATGCAAGAGCCTACTTCCGAAGAAGGTGCGATTATCAAACGAGAATGGTGGCAACCTTGGAAAGAGGAATCCATGCCAAACTTAGTTCATGTCATACAAAGTTATGACACAGCGTTTAGTAAAAAAGAAACAGCAGACTATTCTGCTATTACTACTTGGGGTGTTTTTTATCCAGATGAAGTTACACCTAATATTATTTTGTTAGATGCTTTACGTGGTAAATATGATTTTCCAGAATTGAAAGTAGTGGCAATGGATGCGTATAAATATTGGGAACCAGAAAGTGTAATCATAGAACAAAAAGCAAGTGGTGAACCTTTAACTCAAGAATTTAGAAGAATGGGAATACCAGTGATACCATTTGTGCCAAGTAAAGGTAATGATAAATTTACCAGAGTAAATTCAGTAGCACCAATTTTTGAAAGCGGTGCAGTGTGGTTTCCTTACGGAGAAACTTTTTCAGATGAGGTAATAGAAGAGTGTGCAGCGTTCCCTCATGGTGCAAACGATGATTACGTTGACAGTATGACCCAAGCACTGTTACGATATAGACAAGGTAACTTTGTTGAACTATACTCTGATTATGTGGACAATGAAGACTTACCACCAAAACAATATAATTATTATTGAGGATAGCCATGAGTAGTAGCAAAAACAAACCTAAACAACCAAAAATTAAATATGATTTTACAGAACAAATAAAACGTAATAATCCGTCATATAAATATGATGTTAAATCTATTATCTTAAATACTATGGGTAAGAAAAAAATTAAGAAAAAAAGTGAGGGTGGTGATATTAAAGTAAAAAAAATAGATCCATTAAGTGAAAGATTAGATAAAGCTGGAATCAGAGGAGGAGTTGGTAAAAGTTCTAGACCAACTTTAAATAAAAAAGATAAACAAGTGATAGATGCTTTTTACAAAGGTAAAGAAGCAAGTAGTAACAAATTAACATCAGATGGTAAAACTTTAGAAATAATGGGTTTAGGAAGACAGAACATAGCGAAAAGAGATAAAGGAGAGTTTGGTGATTTTAATATTACAGCTAAACCAAGTGGTAGAACAACACAAAGCATATTAAGATATATTAAAAAAACTTTTCCAAAAGACAGAATAAAAAAAGACGCTACAAAAATGGTAAAGCAAGAAGACAGTTTTCTAACCAGATACTCTGGGAAAAAGTTAAGAGACACAGCAGCAAAGTTTTTAGATAGTAAGAATATTAAATATGAAAAAACTGGTGGACCTAGTTCACTCAAAATTACAGGAGTTCCTAAAAGTCAAAGATTAAAACTTATGGATAAAATACAAGCTAATCAGGACAAAGCTGTTAAATTACCAAAGAAAAAAAATAAAGGTGGACTACTTGTTACACCTAAATTAGCGAAAAGAGGTTTTTAATGATAAAAAAAATCAAAGAAATTTTTAATAAAATAAAAAAAAGATTATTTGGTAAACTCTGTGAATGTATGCCTAAGAAAAAAAGTAAAAGAGGGAGACCTAAGAAAAAATGACAAATTATCCTAAAGGCACTTTAGCAAGAAGATTATCAGAAGAAGATAATCCTACAGGTTATCCAAGAGGCTCTCAAGCAGATAAAATAGTAAGAGCTGAAAGAAGAGTAAAAAAACAAAGAAAAGAATCTGAGGATAGAAAAAAGAAAAAGAAAGTCACAAAACCAGATCCAGGGAAAGGCAGATCATTTAATCAAAAGCTATTAGCGTATGAAACCCTTACTGGAGAAAGTGCTTTACAACCTTTGCAAGATTTAATTAGAGGACCCTCGGCTCCAGATATAGCTGTACCAGATTTAGCATCAGAAGTACGTGAGGGAGTAGAAGCAAAGAAAGCGTTAATAAGAGCTACACCTAAAATGTATCCTATGTATTATGAGAGAGCTAAAAAAGGTAAATTTGTAAAAGTAAAAACTAAATTAGGCAGAACAAAAAAAACTAAGTTGTTATGATAGAAGAAGAAAACACAGAACAAGAAAACGAAGAGATCGTTGACGAAGTAGATACACGAGCTGGTGAAGTAGATGTACAAATAACAGAACCTACTGAAGTAGAAGAGTTAGTAGAAGATATTATAGAAACACAAAAAGATTTTTTATCTAATCTGGCTGAAGATATGGATGAAAGAATTTTGTCTCGTATTAGTGGTGACTTACTAGAAGATTATAAAAGAGATAAAGAATCAAGAGGTGATTGGGAAAAGTCATATACTTCTGGTTTAGATTTATTAGGTTTTAAATATGATAATGAAAGCAGACCTTTTCAAGGAGCAAGTTCTGTGACACATCCTTTACTAGCAGAATCTGTAACACAGTTTCAAGCTCAAGCTTATAAAGAATTATTACCTAGTGATGGACCAGTTCGTACTTTAGTTATTGGAGATGCGACTAGAGAAAAAGAAGAACAAGCACAAAGAGTAAAAGAGTTTATGAATTATATGTTGATGGAACAAATGGAAGAGTATACTCCAGAGTTTGATCAATTATTATTTTATTTACCATTAGCAGGATCTGCTTTTAAAAAAATATATTACGATGAAACTATGCAAAGAGCTATATCAAAGTTTGTTCCAGCAGAAGATTTAATCGTTCCTTATTATGCAACTGATTTGAAAGATTGTGAACGTATCACGCATCTTGTTAAAATGAATGAAAACGACATTTTAAAAAAACAAAGAAGTGGTTTTTATAGAGATGTAGAAATCTTACCTTCACGCACCGATGATGATGAAGTGCAAGACAAATATGATTCTATTGAAGGGGTAACTCCTTCTGGAGAAAAAGATTATCAGTTTAATGTTTTAGAAATGCACGTAGATTTAGATCTTGAAGAGTATCAAATAGAAAATGCAGACAAAAATGTTAAAGTTCCTTACATCGTAACGATTGATGAAGGCTCACAAGAAGTGTTATCTATCTATCGTAACTATGATATGAACGATCCGTTGTTCCAAAGAAAAGAATATTTTGTACATTACAAATTTTTGCCAGGTTTGGGATTTTATGGGTTTGGATTGATACACATGATAGGTGGTTTATCTAAAACTGCTACTGCTGCACTAAGACAATTATTAGATGCTGGCACTTTATCAAACTTACCAGCTGGTTTTAAGTCACGAGGTATGCGAATTAGGGATGACGATCAGCCTTTTCAACCTGGCGAGTTTAGAGATGTAGATGCACCTGGCGGTAATATCAAGGATCAGTTTCAAATTTTACCATTTAAAGAGCCAAGTCAAACATTATTTTCACTTTTAGGCTTTGTTGTACAAGCTGGACAGAGATTTGCAGCCATAACAGACAACGCAATTGGCAATGATGCACAAAATAGAGCTGTTGGAACGACTATTGCACTCTTAGAACGAGGCTCACGAGTCATGTCAGCCATACATAAGCGTTGTTATTATGCTATGAGGCAAGAATTTAGGTTATTATCGGATGTTTTTGGCACATATTTACCACCAATTTATCCTTATGCTGTGTATGGTGGTAATAGACTCATAAAATTAGCAGATTTTTCACCAGAAGTAGATGTAATTCCTGTTGCAGACCCCAATATTTTCTCAATGGCACAAAGAGTGACGTTAGCACAGACACAATTACAGATTGCACAGTCAAATCCACAATTACATAACATTCGTGAAGCATATCGTAGAGTTTATGAAGCGTTAGGCACGAAACAAATAGATACATTGCTGAAACCAGAGAG